AAAATAATAAGCAATCAATACGAATTATCAATACATTCCTCAAATAATACCACTATCGTTAGTGTCTACATACTCGCTACATTCACACCGTAAACTAGATCAAATAAAAATAGGATGACGAATGACTGTCATAGTCAAGAGTAAGACTCTATTCCTGATGTGCAATCAGCCGCGAAAAGATTTACAACCTTGTGAGTCATTATGAGTCAATCGGCCCATTGACAAATCAGGGAATCCGGCTATAATTGATTGAGGCTTGAGACGGTACGAAAGGAGATAAAAGCATGAGCTATGACCAGCAGATGACGGAATGGGTCAAGATTCTAAACGGCATGGATAGAAAACCTCTGTATGACTTCGGATGGTCTTTAATCCATGTGCCGGAACCAAGAGACGAAAGGAAGGTGAACCAATGACACGACAAAGAGAACGTCAGTTAGTGAAAGGGTTGTATGAATTGCGTGACCGTCTCACGATGGGTCAAGATTCTAGCGGTAACTCAGAAATCAATCAGCCGGAGATTGACTTAATCAACAAACTCTTAGACCTAACGGAGGTTGTCGAATGAACGCTAAAGAAATCAGGCCGGAGATAGAGGCCGGAGAGGATGAGAGATGGTTAGCAGACTTGGAGAGGATAGCAGATAGCATTTATGAGGCCTTGCAATGACTAACCAAGAATTGTGTATTAAGTATTTACGCTTAGACGCTGGAAAGTATGCGGCATTGCTGTTAGAGCAGAGTTACTTAAAAGGTATAGTTACACCTAATGACTTAAAGAGAAAATGGAAAGAAACCGCTAACCGTCTATTACGTAAAGCTATTGTGAAATGAGGTTTACCAATGACTGATAAAGAGTTAGCCGCCTTTACGGATTGCATGGAAGCTAACGCATGGTACAACTTGCACGGCCTTAGCATCATTGCCGAGGCTTACTTAGCCCGCACGGAAACATTGCTTAACAAGGAAAAATAGGCCTTGCACTCTTGGAGTTTTGGGGGTATACTGACTCATGGAAAAGAGAGCCGGAGACTATAGCTTGATCCCTTATACCGCCGGAGAAATGGCGGGCATGTCTCACGAAGAGATGAGCTATCACATACTCAATAAGACCATAGACGCATTGGCGGCAATCGGTGACACAATGGTGATACGCTGGAAATGGTACCGCCTTGCGAGAATGGAAGGGGGAAATTAAACCATGGAGCATGTGAAGCTGGAATATCTGAAAGGCTCTAAAGAAAAAATGGCATGGGCCGCCGAGCACGGCATAGACGGTAGGATGTGGAATGTGTACGCGCCGGAAGGTCACGCCTTGCGGCCTTTCCATCATAGCACGCGCACGGTAGAAGGATTGAAAGAGTTAGGCGTGATCCGTGCTTAACTTTTGGGGGTTGTTAGCTATCATTGTGTGCGCCGTTGTCATACGTCACAATACTAAGGGGTGATATTATGGAGCTTGCCGAGACTGTCACAGTATGGACTATGGGCGGAGTAATCGGAGTAGCGTTACTGCTATTGGCCTTGACGTTCTTAGCAGACTGAAAGGGGGAATCATGGTACACCATTGCGCCTTATGCGGGCGGATAGAGTTTAAGACCTTCAGAGAATACGAAATACACCGTACAGACTTTCACGGAATCAAGCCGCCGGAAAGACCGTTGAATGTGACGGGCCGGAGCAAAGAGCAGATAGTCAGAGAGGCCGAGGCCGGATGGTTAAAGCCGTACATTGTGCCGACGGGAAAAGAGCCTATAGCACACTTTGATGATGCGCCACATTTAGAGGCTTGCCGATGTAATGCGTGTTTTCAACGTGCTTTAGATAGGCTTGTCGAATCGTCAGAAAAGGCCTTGCAATAATCGGGAATACCTGATATAAAATAGTATGCCTAAAGTGAGTATCAAAGAGCTTGAGACGATGAGCACGGAAGACCGTCTAAATAGAATCCGTGAGCGCGTCATAGAGATGTACGAGGAAACAGGAGACGTTAAAGACGCGCTACTATGGATGTGGCGCGATGTGGCGGCAAAACAAAAAGGAGATTAAACAATGAACCTTAGACCACTAGGCGCGAATCAAACAGAGGTTACAATCAATGATGAGCTTGTGATATTGTTTTCATATCGCACGCCTGTAGCGTGTAGCGTAGTCTTAGACGGAAAATGGCAACATTTCAAAACAGAAAAACATTGGAGCGTTACCACAAGCCGCCATATCAATAAATGGATGCCGACGGAAACAGGTACCAAGGCTCAAGAATGGTTCGATGCCCTAGCCTCTAACCTTCAGATTGTGGGGGTGAGATAACATGCCTATTGATACCGTCATTGTGTTAAGTCCCTACCATCCGGCGAATGAGAATAGCCATAGAAACGGTAGCGGCACATATACCTATAATCCGGCAATCCCTACGCCTATCTTTTCTTTGGGCTGGGAGTTAGAGGCTAACCATAGCGCGACAAGAGTACCCGCCGGAGTACAGACAATCAGTGACGGAAGTGTAAACGGTGACGGTACCGAGTATGTAGTATCGCCCGCCGTCACACGTTCGCCGCGCTTCGTCTTAGGTCTTTTGAAAGACTTGGTACACGCTCCAAAATTGAATACTGATAAATCGTGTGGGTTCCATGTGCATATGAGTATTCAAAATGCAAGCCTTCCGCGCTTGCGTAACTGGGCTATTGCAACGGAAGCACTAGCCAAGGACATAGAAGACATAGCCTTTAAAGCCGTGCCGGATGCGCGGCAATCAAATAGTTATTGTAGACGGATACAAGAGATAACGGCGGGCACACGTTTTGAGGCCACAAAGTACAATAACTCAAGGCGGTATCATTGGCTAAACACCGTTGAAATCTTCCGGCCTAGTGGTATCCGCACGTTAGAGGTACGCTTGCTAGGAAATACCCATAGATGGAAGTATCTTTTATCATGGGTTACATTCTCGCTACTGTTAGGCCGTGAGGGTTGGAAGGTAGCACATAGACCCTTTGAAAGCCGCCGAGCTTCCGTTAAGATGTTGACGGAAGTATTAGAGGCCATAATTGCCGACGTAAAGCCGCTAGATAAAAGGTCTGAGCCTATACCAGCATGGGTCTATAGTCAATTGAAAAGTTTAGGTATTGAATTCAGCGCGTTTGAAAGGCCGTTGATTGCTCTAGCCAATACAGAGGCCGAGCTTGCCGGACGGTTAAAGAAATTCTATTCAGACAATCAAGCTACCGAGGAAAATAATAGTAGTGATGACGATGACTCTTGTCCTTGTGGATGCGGTGAGGATGGTAGGTGTCAATCACAATGCCATGATGACGGAGACTGCGATAGTAACGATTGTACCTACTGTCATTCTGACGGTAACTGCGGGGGTTCGCCTGACTGTTACGAGTGTGTGCGAAGTAGACATGAGGATGACGAATACTGCGGGGGTGATCGTTGCCGAGTCTGTGAAAGAAGTCAGCGCGGGCCATGGGCTGTCAGTGAGGACGAAGACGAAGAGACTACAGAGGCCGCGCCGTCCGTTGCTACCTCGTCAAACGTGACGATACACACTAGCAATGTGTTACCGTCAGACCGTGCCGGAGTTAGCGGAGTGCTTACCGCCGAGTCAATGCGGGCCGCCGTCGAGACGTTGCGGGCTCAAAGTGTAGCAGGGCCGGAAGTACAAGAGGCCATGACTACAATGATAAGGGATAGCGTGCTCTATGGTACTCACAATCCGGCTAGAGTGTGTATTGACGAAGCTAGTACCGTGCGCGTCAATGTTGAACCATTGAACATTGAAGGCCGGACATGGATAGTAGGAGAGACTAGGACGGGCCGCATAGTGACAAGCGGAATAGATGATCCGGCGAACTATGCGCCGGACATGGAGCAGTTAGCTAACGGCATGATGACGCAAGACGAGCAGATACAAAGTATGGATAGGTCAACATTCTATAATGGGGGTGATCGTTAACATGTGCGGATTATTCGCCGGAGTAGGTAAGCTGTCAAGTAACAGGATGATTGCTCTAGGGTCTATGAATGAGGATAGAGGTACCGATAGCGTAGGTATTGCCTACGTCTCTAATAATGAGGTACGCATTGCCAAGGTAGCGGATAGGCCATGTGTGGCATTGAATACCACACTACGCAAGGAAGTAACCGAGGCCGCCGTATCTGGTATGTTTATCGGTCACACGCGACAAGCTACACAAGGTGAGGTGACAAGTGCTAACGCTCATCCGTTTTTAGATGACGGTATAGCGTTCGCGCACAATGGGATAATTATAAATGATGAGGATTTCGGCAAGTATGCCGTTGACTCTCAGAGCCTTATACATGGAATCAAGGCTAAAGACTTTAGCAAGTATGAGGGATGTATTGCTCTTGTGTGGATTGAAGGCGGCAAGCTGAAGGCGTACCGTTGCGGCAATCCTCTATACAGAGGCCGTCATAACGGCGGCACATACTTAGCGAGTGAGGCCGAGCAGTTAAAAGCAATCGGCTGTACTCATGTCCGGCAATTGGCGGAAGGTATGATCTATACTTTCCATGATGCCACACGCTTAACGAATGAGCGCGTACCTAAGAATAAATCATACTCCTATACGGCGGGCTATGCGTCAACGGGTCTAGGGTCTTCCCTTGCGGATTATGATTACGGATACAAAAGGCCGGAGTATAAGCTAGACGCGCCGAGACTTACAGGCCGCACACTGTTAGACAAGGAAGACTTTAGCACATGGAAGGATGAGCGCGACAAGGCGCACGCGACTACAGACTATTGCGACATGTGCGGGGGGAAGAGTGAGCTATCAGAGGGTTACTGCTTAGACTGTATCATGTGGATGAAAGACATGGAGACGAAAGACGTACCGCCCGCGCTTGAGGTTAGATAATGGATGAGTGTATCCGGCTGCTACACTCTATAGAATTCGTAACCGAGAAATGCGGAGAGATAACCTATAGATGCGTGTCATGTGATAAGACGTACATACAATACAATGATGCCACATGCGGGCGGTAGGGGTATCAGAGTATCAAAAATAAAAAAGACGGGCCTAGAATCGAAAGCCTCAAGGGGGAATTATGGATGATACCAAAGAAAAGCTAACAGATAGAGAATGGCGCGAACGTCTCCGGCTTGCTACAGAATTATTTGAAGACCTGAAGCACCAAGCGTATTTGAATAAAGAAATCTAAAGCCGTCTCATAATCTCATAGCCGTATGTGGCTTAGAGGCTCTAGGGTTATTCATCCTAGGGCCTTTTAGCTTTGTACGGATTGACTAGGGGGAAGTATGACACAAGCCGAGAAAGAATATCAACGGGAATACATGAGACGGTACCGAGCCGACAACCGCAAGAGTATCAATGAGAGAGGACGAGAGTATAGCAAGCGTTACTATGAGGCACATAAGAGCGCGTGCAATCGCGCAAGCCTTGACGCTAGATTTAGGCGGAAGTTTGGGCTAACGATTGCCGAGCGTGACGCATTGATACAGGCGCAAGATGGCACATGTCCATTGTGCGGGCGGGTCTTCACTAGGTTTGATCGTGCGTGCGTAGACCATGACCATGCAACGGGCCGGATGCGGGGGATTATCTGTAGCTCATGCAACAAGGCTCTAGGACTATTCAAGGATAGTATTCCGGCCTTGACTCGTGCCATTGCCTACTTGCAAGAGGTGAGGCCGTAACGTCTCTTTACTTAGACGTTAAGCCGCCTAACGTCAAGCGGCCTAGACATAAGAAGAGCTTACACTACTGTTAACGTAAATTGAGGACTTGTAATGTAGACGAAAAGTCGGAGGGTAGCATTTCGCTACCCCGTCAGAACTTTACACAGAAATCGTCAGAAAGACTTCAATTCGGAATTTGAGAGCCAAATACTTTCGGGTCAAAATGGTTCCTGAAATAGGAAATCTCGTGGGTGTCACCGTCGAGAAATGAAATTAGGCCTTGACAAATCAGGACTTGTCTGATATACTTAGTGGGAGGAAAAACAATGATGACAACGAATGAAGGTGTTCCGGCAGAAGTTTTGAAGGAAAGTAAACGGATGGTCAATCCCGGCTTGCCTGTTTCACGAAAGATGTGGAAGATTGCTTATGACATTGTGAGAGATCGAGCCATTGATGAGACACGGTTGTGGAAGCGGAACAACATTACGATAGAGAGGGTATAATGGATATCAATGCTCTGAAGTATTCGCCAGTGAATCGTACTCACGCAATCGAGATGATGCACACACTTCGGGATAGGATTCTATTGCCGGACGATACGTTGAAAGGTTCACGCTTCAATGACGATAACCATACGATGTGGGTATTGGAAAGTCAGACGAAGGAAGAGGAGTTTATCCAAGACCCAGTATATTATGTGTGTCAAGCATTGATTGAATCAGCCAAGTCAGATCATTGGTATGCACATGATAAGAGATGGGATGACGATGACTATGGATACGAGGAAGATATGGAGGTTGAGGAATAATGGAACCGAATCTCTTAATAGTCCTGCTTGGTACTTGTACAATTACAAGCTACCAGCCTGTGCCCGCCCAGACAAAGCCGGAATGTCGAGATCGGTATCACTGCACGACTTCTATTGACGATGGCATTACACAGTATGGAGCTGCAGTCAGTCAAGACTTTCTAAAGAGTGGGACTGTTCACTACGGTGATGTCCTTCAGATTGAAGGTTTGGGTATGCGAGTGGTAAATGACACGATGAACAAACGGCATAAGAAGCACGTAGACTTGATGGTGTTCAGTTACGCAGAAGAACATAAGATTGGAATTCAACATCGAAAAGTTTGGGTGATTCGCCCAGAAGGAGCACACAAATGAATTATAAGCCGCAGCCAACGAAGAAGACAACTCCGAATCGTAGAGCCCGCAAAGGTGAACGCAACACAGTTTTTCAATACAACCGTTCACTCCGGGGTCGTTTGAATCGTGAACGTCGAGCAGCTAAGGAGCAAACCAATGGCTAAGCGAAAAGATAAACTCGTGCTCTGGCAGAATGTCAAAGAAGTCCGGGCTAAACCCTGTGGAGAGAAGAGTCCATATTGGTCATGGATGGAGATGACGGCAGCCAAAGAGATTGATGATATTCCAGCACCGTCAGAACCAGTGTACGATGCACAACTGGATTCAGTTCTTGAAGCTTTGAATGACGGAGCAGAGGATGTGATGACGGCGAAAGAACGAAAGGCTTTTCAATTGATCGTCAGAGAAGGCAAGACGTATACGGTTGTGGCAAAGTTAATGCACTTGCCTCGTGGTGCCGTCCAGCAGTTAGTGACAAGAGCCGCAAAGAAATTGCGTATTCTAGCGTCGATTCATTAAGATGAATGGATTTAGAAAACGACTTGCTATTCTCTTAGCGAAGCCAATTAAAGAACCACTAAGAGCACGTAGTTCGTGGTACCAAATGATTCAGCGTTGTTACAATCCGAGAAATCAAGGTTTTAAAAATTATGGTGGACGTGGGATAAAAGTGTGTGACCAATGGCGGAATTCATTTCAAAACTTTCTCAATGACTTAGGAGAAAGGCCACAAGGTCTTACCATCGAAAGAATAAATAACGATGGAGATTATGAACCGGGAAACTGTAAATGGGCAACGTACACAGAACAGAATAATAACAGAAGACCAGTCTCTAATTTGTGGAGATTACGCATCAAAAAGAGTTAATCTGTAGACAGCAGTTTAGACTCAAATAGGACAAGAACGATGCGAGTTATCCGGAAATTCCGGATAGTTCAAGGCTGATGACTGCGCGTATATATGGGGGTATCTATGGACAAACTTTTAGCGATCTGGAAGAAAGCTCAAGAATTTCTCACAGTCGATGGCGGCTTATACGTTGATGCAATGTGTATCGTCATCATTGTGCGATTGGTTGCGGTATTGTTTAAAGCTCCCCCGTTAACCGCTTCAGAAGCGGGACTGTGGAGTGTCACGGTTGGTGCGTTTTCAGCGAGTAAATTTGGAGGGCCAAAACAGTCATGAAACTTCGATATCAGTTAGGACTACTCATCGTCGGGATACTGGGATGCACGCTGATACTTCAGCGCTGTAACAAACCTTTACCTATCCCGAAAGGACCAGCACAAATCTCGTATCAAAATGATACGATTGTGATCAAGCAGAAAGGTAAGCCGGATATCAAAGAGTTTCAACCTGATCCTAAGAGCACAGTCATCACGACTGATGATAAAGGGCAAGTAACTGTCAAAGTTCGACAGTTTGGTGTTGGGACTGACTTAGGAGTGGGTATCGGGCTCTCAGACCGCGCTAGAGTGGCGCTGGATGACCGCTTTGCCTACTTTAAGCGCTTCGGCGCCAATGCCGGCCTTGGGTTCAGTCTGGATAAGAATGACTACAAGAAGGGCCATTTGCTTGACATTGTGGACCCTTACGTGGGTGCCAGCGTCGTCCCGTTCGTTGGGATGCCAAATACGTCAATAGTTACAGCGTACACTGTAAGTAAACATGCGTTCATCTTTGTGAGGGTTCGATTCTAATGCCTATTCAAACCGTTGTCGAAACGCCACACGTCCCAGTGAAGGTCTGGTCACAGGATGTGGAAGCTGAGGCTTTAAAACAGCTTGAGAACACCGCCCGTTTACCGTTCGTCTTTAAACATGTAGCGGCAATGCCGGATGTTCATGTAGGACGAGGCGCGACAATTGGCTCAGTCATTGCTACCAAAGGTGCAGTGATTCCAGCGGCAGTGGGTGTTGATATCGGATGTGGTATGATGGCTGTGAAGACAAACTTAATCGCCGCACAAGTTGCGGAGAAGATTGCGGAGATTAGGCATAGCATCGAGAGGTCTATCCCAGTAGGCTTCAATGCCAATAAATCACTCAGTCAAGAAGTCCAGAATTGGACTGGATGGGTTGATGGATGGATTGTTGAAGCTCATCCGGTGGCTGTCATTCAAAAGAGTGCAGCTCAGCTCGGTTCACTTGGTGGCGGGAATCATTTCATTGAAATCTGTTTGGACAAAGAAAATAATGTGTGGATCATGTTGCACTCAGGCTCACGCAACATTGGTAAGGTGTTGGCGGAGAAACACATTGATAAAGCCAAAGGTCTGATGAAGCAGATGTTTATCGGCTTGCCTGATCGCGACTTGGCGTACTTTGCACAAGGAACGCCTGAATTCAACGCATATACGTCCGATGTGCGTTGGGCTCAGTCGTATGCCATGTTCAACCGTCAAGAGATGATGAGACGGATTCTTAAAGACCTTGGCTTCATGTTCAATGGCGGGATGCCAATAGAACCAGTATTCTCAGTAAACTGTCATCACAATTACTTGGAGTGGGAGCATCATTATGGAGAGAACGTTATTGTCACGCGCAAAGGAGCAGTACGCGCTAGAGAAGGAGACATGGGAATTATTCCGGGCTCTATGGGCACACGGTCCTACATCGTGCGAGGCCGAGGTAATCCTGAGTCATTCAATTCCTGTTCACATGGGGCAGGTCGTCGTATGTCGAGGACGAAGGCAAGGGCTACATTCACTGTGGAGGATTTGGCAAAACAAACAGAAGGGGTCGAATGTCGCAAAGATATTGGGATTGTGGATGAGATTCCGGGCGCGTATAAAGACATTGATGTGGTGATGGCAAATCAAACAGACTTGGTTGAAATCGTAGCTGAGCTCAAGCAAATTTGTTGCATCAAAGGATAGATGATGAACTATGAGGCAGTAGTTCGTGTAGCCGTTGAGTGTGCAGGGATCACCGTCGTGGTTGTGATGTTGCTCGTTTCATTATTGTAGAATTTGTCGTAACTCAAAGAATCGAGAGCCGAAGACAATAAGGGCCGCGAACACGAGGTATTGCCTCAGTAGCGGAAAGCTGGTGTAAGTCCAGCACGACAGTCAATTAAGGCTCACACCTAGCAAATCACATAAGAGCTAGGGAGTGTATGGGCAGGCTACCTCAGTTGAGCTTCGTAGCCACACCGGGCTTTGGAGTGGGGATTCCCGCTCGGCCCGGTCTATTTGAAGGACTATTAAACTAGGAGGACGTAAATGGCTAATAAGCCCACAGTCGTAGAAAACATTCAGGTGCTTCAAGTTGGTAAGTATGGTGTTCGCGTCGATGAAAAAACTTGGTTCGGAGTCAATGAGCCACTTACGCCCTCTCACTTTGTGCCGAATGAAGGTTACAAAGTTTCTGTGGTCGTGAGCAAGACAGGTAAGAAGTATATCAATGAAATCCTTGGTACCGAAGTTGCACAGGAAGCCGCGCCTGCCAAAGCAGCAACGCCAGCTCCTGCCCCGACTCCGGCACCTGCCCCTAAAGCTGCAGCGCCAGCCGCTGATGCTACGCGTGCTGAGCACTACACTCCGAAGCTCGATGAGAAGAGCATTCAGATTCAGCGACAGGGATTGTATCAAGCCGCGCTTCAAAGTCCGGCCATTGCTCAATGGGCTGTGAACATTGACGAATATCTGGCTTTGGTTCGTAAAGTGGCTGATGCGGGTATCAAATATGTCGCAGAGCGCTAATCCAGTCGAGCAGCAATGCAACGCTGTGTTGGCGCAGCCCTGCCCATACAAGGCTCCCCCGCTCATGTTTATGGGCGGTCATAGTTTCTGTCCTTGTGTGTGCAGGGCCATTCGGACGGCCTACATTGGTGGGTATCGAGATGGGAAAGCCGGTACCCCGCCGGAAGTTGGCATTGAATACATTGATGGGAAGGAGCAAGACTAATGCCCCATAAGACAGTCGTTAAAGGTGGAGTTAACATACCGTCAGTCACACAGATCATCGGTTGTCTTGACAAACCGGGACTGTATAACTGGTATGGAAAATATGGAACCGAGGAGTGCAATCGGATCAAAACCGAGAGTGCTTTATTCGGGACGGCTGTCCATGATATGATCGAGCAGTATATCACAAAGATTCAGAAGCCTATTGAATTTCCTGAATCTGTGGATCAAGAAAAAGCTAGAGAGTGTGCAAAGAACTTCGCTGAATGGTATGACAAATCTGGATTGGAGGTTATCAATGCTGAACCAGAAGATGCAGTGTATAGCAAACGATATAATTTCCAAGGCACTTGGGACTTCATCGGGCGCAAAAACGGAATCATGCTTGCCGCAGACTGGAAAACGTCGAACCAGCTCTATGAGACGGTTGGTTTACAGCTCTCGGCTTACGCACACTTATTTGGAGAATCACAAGGGTGGGATGATGAAGAAATCTTTAAGAAAATACCTAACGGACTTGCCGTAAGAATTGATAAAAAGTCTGCCAAGGTCTACACGAAAGAGTACACAGGACTGAAGCATTACTTCGATGTCTTCAAGCACTTGATTCACGCGTATGAATTCCATACGCAGACAGGAGCATGGGACCATCGTGAATAATATTCCGTACAACGCTGTAATGGTGGACTTGGAAACAATGAGCACGGATAGCAATGCGTCTATCATCTCGATAGGTGCAGTGAAATTCTGGCTCAATGTGAAACAGACGGAGTTCACACAGGACCAATTGTTCTACACAGCAGTGAGTCTTGATAGCAGTCAACAAGCCGGACTTCATATCAAAGCGGATACAGTCATGTGGTGGCTCTCGCAAGAGCCGGAAGCCCGGAATGCTTTTAAGAATCCTGTTTCATTGGCAAGTGCACTCGGAGCTTTCAGCCGATTCATTCCAAACAAAGAGACATACATCTTTGGGAACGGTGCGGCTTATGATAACGTGGTGCTTCACAATGCGTACAAAGCTATCAATCAGAAATATCCAGTCAGCTACAAATATGATGTTTGCTATCGGACCATGTGCAAGTTGTCCAATACACCTGTGCCGGCCTTTGAAGGAACGAAGCATAATGCCTTGGATGACGCGAAAGCACAGACACGTCATTTGATGCAGATTCTAGAAACGATTCCGTGGGTGAAATTTTAGACCTTGACAAAGTAGTATTATTCTGTTATACTTAAAAGGAACAATAAATGGAGTCAATTTTGGAACCACAAATTCGTAACTTATATCGTATCCTCGGACATGCCGAAGGAGACGGTTTCAGTGACGTGCGTTGTATATTAGCAGATGGGCCGCTTCTGGAAGAGGCTATTGAGAAATTCAAGACTTCTCACGGTGGGCGTGCCCCAGACGATGAAGAAACGAAGCGGATCAAAGTTGTAAACCGCTCGATCATCAAAGGAGAGCAAAATGTCGTCGAATGGGCCAAAAAATATAATGGGCGTGGAAATTGTTATATTGGACGGTCGGCCCGGAAGTCCGATGGTACCTTGCTCGAATTTAGAACGATCACTGCAGATATTGACCCTAATCGAGAAAGAGGTACGGCGGCCACAGCCGAATTGTCTGCCAGAGCTATACAAGCGGCTAGGAGAGTACTGCAGCATTATCCGGGGGGCTACCTTGCCGCCAGTGGCAACGGTGCCCTTATTGTATACCGATTGCCGAGTCCTATTACGACAGATTTTAAAGCCTTTGAACAACGCTTTCGCGCTTTTGAAGAAGAAATGCGTAAAGTTCATGGGGAAGGAGTAACCCTTGACGCTACGTTTGACACTGCACGAATGGTTAAGCTTTTGGGCACAATTTCAACCAAAGGTGATAGAGCTCAATGGCGTCACGCCAGATTCCTTGACTTTCCTGTTGTGCCCTACGCTAAGAATGACATTTTGGAGCGAATTAATTCTTGTGGGCCAGTGGCTAAGGCAGGAGAATCCAAATCCTTTAAAAATACAGTCTACGCGTCTCGGTCTGAATCAGATTTCGCGCTGGCAGTTCACTATAAGAAAGCGGGACTTAGCAAAGAAGATGCCCTTGCCGCTCTTAAGACACATGCGCTCGGCAGAAATGACAGAGTGGACGACCACATCAGGATCGTTGAAAAAGTCTTTGACCAAGGCCAAGAAACTCTTAGCCCTACAAATCAAACAGAGCTCGAATATTCCGTACCGGGAGATAAACTCGATGAACATAAAAAACGATTGCTTGAAAGGAAAAACTTCACCAAACCAGAAATGTCCATCGGCTTGTCCGTCATTGATAGGCACACATGGGGTTTGCGCCGGGGAGAAATCTTCACAGTTGCCGCTCGACCGGGAATTGGAAAAACTTCGATTGCTGTCTCAATCGCTGCAAGAATGGCAAGAGAAGGCAAGAGAGTATTATTCTTCACTTCCGAAATGTCTGTTGACTCAACCTACGATAGACTCTTACAAGTTCTATCAGGGATATCAGGTGATAAGTTCACAACTGGCCATTTTACGGATGAGGACCGAATCCGACTTGACGACGCTTACCGGGAACTTAAGGGATTTGGAGAACGACTTGCTCTCTGTGATGCGTGCAGTCCCGACATCGTACAAGTCAAACGTGTTGCCACAAAAGTAGCACCGGACTTATTGATCTATGACCACATCCAGCACATTGGAGGAGAATCAGATGGAGCCAAAGCGAATGTTTCTAAATTCGTCAGAGGACTTAAGGACATTGCAAGAGAGCTCAATTGTGCTATTCTTGCGCTTAGTCAGATTAGGCGCCTTTTTAAAGACACAAAGACTGGGAAAGAAATCCGCCCAACGCTCAGCGATCTTAAAGAGAGTGGAACGATTGAAGAAGAGAGTGGAGCAGTGCTTCTCCTCAGCATATTGTCAGAGGAACCCGACAGTCCTATTAGATGTCTTTATTCTGAGCTTGCCAAAAACAGGTACGGCCCTATTACAGTCGTAGGCGTGGAATTCGATAAGTTCACTGCACACTTCAAGGATTTGGAGGCAGCAGACCTTGTATGATAAAATATATTCACATTGACTATCGGAAGCCTCGGACAAAAGAAGAAAAGAGTGTGTATGCGATTTCTCATGTGGAAACGAATACAGCTAATATGTTCATCAATGTGGATATGCACAGAAAGAGTAAAAACTTGTCAGACACCTTCTTTCACGAAATGGCTCATGTGTTCTTAGCCTTTCATGGCAAAGATGGACAAATGACAGACGCCAAAGAGGAGAAATTGGCGAAAGAAGTAGAGCGCATCTGCGCGGAGGCTTTAAAATGATTTCAATTTATACGTGTCAACGGATGACAGGCCGCTTCATGGATGAAATGGTCAATGAAGCCAAAGTGCTTGTGAGAATGGGGGAATTACGAGGATTTAAGATTCTAAATCCCGTCTTGGAAGAAAAGGTGCCGTCCATCCATGAAATTCTTCCCCTCACCATTCAGCACACTTTAGAAGAGTATTGGCGCCGGGATAAGGAGATGATTCGAGAGGATGACGTGACTCTCGACTATCACACTCAGAATATGTCTGACGGCTCTGTAAATGAGGTCGGATACTCTCGATGGTGCCTGTGGAAGCCTACCGTTCGTGTATGGTCTGGTAAAGGTGGACTGATTAGCCGAGTTGAGGACGATCTAGTGGTGGGCTCTCTTGAGATGGCCTTTGACATCATTCAAGAGCGCTGGGGCACTTATGAGAAGCTGGCCAAGTGGCGCACAGAGATGCTTGAGAAGAGTTATCCCAAATGGTTGGAATATCAGCGCAGTCTGCAGAAGCGTTATGGGATGAAGGAGATCATCTAATGCCATTCGTGACGCAAGACCATCGTGCAGCACCGGATGAGTCAATTCCGGGTGATCTCTGCTACATCTACTATAAATATCTCACAGACGAATGGAAGAAAGAGCCTCGCTGGACGACGGCTCATAATCTGTTCAAGAAAATGGTGTTTGAGGACTTCTCAAAGCCATTAAGTCAGGATCATATTTGTGCGATGCAGTTGGCATGGCAAGTTTTCATGGCCAAATATGTCATGAAATATGAAGATATCAAGGAGGCTGAAAATGGCACTATATGACCGATTGAATGACCAATGTGGAGCACTTCCGCCACCGAATCCTGAAGTATTTCGTGTTATCGACGATGGAGACTGTGTTCTAACGACTTTGGACCCTTATAAAGCTCTCAAGGCAATACAAGAGGTCATGGAGAAGCACGATATCACTGCGTGTTGGGTTGACTTCGAGACATTGCGATGAAAGCAGAGGATTTAAAGGCTATGGACCCATTTCACTGTAATCTTCTCCTTATTTTAGATAGGATTGCACGATCACTCGAAAAACTGGTGGAGCTCGATGAAGAACGTTAATTGGCATTCGCTGTATTACGACAATGTGCCGGGATTTTTGACGCGATACTCACCTCCCGGCGGAAGTTACAATTACGCTTATTATCTGATCCATCCATGGCGCTATGGGATTGATCTATTCGATAATGCCAAATGGTTCATTCAGCGAGGACATAGAGGGTATGCAGATTGCGATGTGTGGAGCATAGACTGGCATTTGACGGAATACATGCCCAAAGCACTTCGAGATTTGAGAGATCAGGTCCATGGGACGCCATTGATTGACACTGGCCGGCCTTGTGACTTCGAGAATCCCGATACATTGACTATGGACGAGTGGAAAGCAACAATTGAACGACTGGCACAGACTTTTGAAGAAGCCCGGAAGCTTCAAGAGATGGAATATGACACTTTGGTGGACATCAAGGCGGCTCAGGAACGTGTTCGGAAGGGTTTAGACATGTTCAACGAGTATTTCTTTAATCTCTGGGACTAAGGAGAAATTATGAGCACAGAAGTGTGTGAAATCATTAAATTGATCATCGTGTGCATCACTGGCTACTGTGTGATGAGATTATTTGTGAGGCGGGAGAACTAAATGCTTAGAGTTTTCCGATATGACGGAAAAGAGATGTTTATCAACCCTGATAATATCCTTTTTGTTGAGCTGATGGACAAATATACGAGTGTGACGATGGTGGATGGAAAATCACATTCGTTTTCAGAGACTTCATATGAGATTTTGACGGGAAGAAATACGCAGCGTGGACCGGGTAGAGCTGGATTTGACGTAATATGAATGAATTGGAGGGAATTGCAATTATGCCAACGTTCGTAAGCACTGATGACACGAATCCGAAAGACAAAATAGGGGCCAAGAAACCCCGGCTATCTCTTGTGCCGCCGTCAGGCCTCGTTTATGCAGCTCTGGCTATGGCAAATGGCGCCGATAAGTATGGACCGTACAACTGGCGTGAAAAGAAGGTTCAGGCTATGATTTATCTGGAAGCTTGTCAACGACATCTGCTATCATGGCAGGATGGTGAAGAGAATGCCTCAGATAGTGGTGTGTCACACTTAGGTCATGCGATTGCATGTCTTTTGATTCTCATTGATGCAAAAGAGACTGGACAACTTATCGACAATCGACCGAAGGCTGGCGCTATGGCCTCGCTAATTGAACGCTTCACGAAAAAGGGATAAAATGGTTGAAACACTCGTAACACCCGCGCAGTTTGACTTTGGACCTTCAAAATTCGGGGTTGAACTGCGCGTCAACCCAGAAGGAGTCCCAAATGGCACAACCGCAGTCGTGGATGTCGAAACTGATGAAGATGGTAATTTCGTTGGTATCGGGATTATGTGCGATTCCGTTTCTGTTAGCTACTATTCTGAGTTGCGTCCTGACGTTTGTACTTTTCTTTCTAACGCTAACCTTATTGGCCATAACCTTAAGTTTGATGCGCGTCAATTACACAGTTGGGGTGTGACAATCCATCCATCTCATCTGGTGCATGATACGATGCTCAAATCCTATGTGCGGAATAGCACAAAAGAGAGTCATGGTCTTAAAGAGCTGGCAAAAGAGTATTTAGGGATGGAATGGCCATCCTACAAAGATATGGTTGGAGAAGGCCGCGCTAAGATCACTCTCGATAAACAAGAAATTGAGAAAGTGGCCGCATACTGTGGAGATGACTGTGTAGCCACATTCCGATTGAACCAGTATTTTGACAAAACGATGAACACGGCGCACAAAGGCTACTACAACATGATTGAGTTGCCGACGATGCAACTCCTTTTTGCAATGGAGCTCCGGGGCGTTACCGTCGATGTTGAATATCTCAAAGAGTTAAAAGGAGAAATGAGTGATGAGGCTGCGACTTTATTGTTGGACCTTCGTGCTCTTGTGGCGGATAGAAACTATGTTATCAAGTGTAAGAAAAGCTGTCCTAAAAAAGCTCATACACACGAGTTTAATCCCGCAAGTCCTGTTCAGGTAAAAGAAGCTTTGAATGCGTTTGGCTATCAACTGCAGAACGCTGATAAAGCAGCTTTGGAGCCATATCGTAGTGATGAGTTTGTGAATCTGCTTCTAGAGTACCGCAAGATCAATAAAGTGGTTGGTACGTTCCTTGAGGCATGGCTGGCATTGCCTACGATGCCCAAGATTCATACAACCTTCAGTCAAGTGTCTCTGGATGAGCAGTCAGGTGAATGGAAGGGGATTCGGACGGGCCGGCTCTCGTCAAAGGAGCCGAATCTGCAGCAGATCAGTAAAGCCGGAGATGCGGAAGAGGAAACGACAGGCAAAGCGCTACGCTCAGGCTTCATTGCCAGTGAAGGTAAGGATTTAGTCGTATTCGACTTCGATCAGATGCAATATCGTATTTTGGCGCATTACACAAAGGAACCTGTGCTCCTGAATGCCTTCAGAAATGGTAAGGATGTCCATGAAGAGACGGCTAAGCTGATTCTTGGCAGAGACACAATTACGAAGAATGAAAGAAGCCTCGGAAAAGGCTTAAACTTCGCCGCTGTGTTCGGTTCGATGCCTGAGAAGATTGCCTCTATCGCTAAATGCAGCTTGGAAGACGCTGAAAAGTTCTACAAGCTCTATTGGCAGAGGTTGCCGGGCGTGACTCGGTGGATTTTTCGCACAAAGAATCTCGCGCATGTCCACAAGAGTGTGAAAACGATACTTGGACGCATTATCCCGTTGCCGGATATTGACAGTCGGAATATCTATGACCGGATGCACGCAGAACGGACAGCTGTGAATTATATCATTCAAGGAAGTGAAGCTGATATCATCAAACTTGGGATGTTGAACGTGACGGCAAAAGGGTATATGCCAATTCTTCAGGTGCACGATGAATTGCACTTTGAGGTTGAACCCGCCAAAGTTCCCGCTGCAATGGCGGAATTGAAAAGCATCTTGGAGAACATTGTGAAATTAGACGTACCACTGACGGCGAATGGCGGTACAGGCCACTCGTGGTTCGAGGCTAAATAATGATGAAATCAACGCAGAAGGGAAATCAGTACGAGAAGGAAGTTAAGACCATTCTCGAATCTCAAGGATGGATGGTAGAAGGCCAACATCGTAAGGTGATGTGGATCAGAGACTTCAAAACAGGCCAGATGAAGATGATCATGGCAGGCCGGGATATCTTTGGCGTCGATTTAATTGCCAAGAAGAAGGGTGAACGCACTCGATGGATTCAGGTCAGTACCTTGACCCAGAAATCCGCTAAACAAAAACAGGTTATGGTATTTCCGTGGACTTTGGAGCATGAGTCTGTGGAATTGTGGCTCCGCTTGGACGGCAAACGGAGTTTCCGAGTCTTTATCCTCAATGCGGCTGGCACATTCGCTGAGGCAGAACAACAAGATTTAAAAAGGAGCAAAAACGATGAAGAAGACACCGAAGGGCCTGAAGGACTTAAAGGACAAGTGGCATCAGAGTACCCTGAATGACATTAAGCGTTTAAAGCTCCCAGAGCCGGATCACGACTATGGGTTTTCGACATCGTTGCTTGAACAGAGTTTACCGCCGTCAGAATTTGAAAAGTTTGGTGAATGGATGAACGGACAAACTTGTATGCTTGATGATAAGCTTGGAGTTATCAACTACACGCATGATGTGATCCGTGGGATTGACTTCATTCGGAATGGCAAGGGCACCTATTGGGACTAAAGGGAGACTATATGGATAATAACGAGCAACTGAAAATACTTACGCTCGACATTGAGAACTTCCCTTGCGAGGTTTACTCATGGACACTTGGTGAAGTGCACATTCCGTTAGAGTTTTTGAAGAGAGATTGGTCAGTATGCGCTTGGGCCGCACATTGGTATGGAAAGCCGGCCAATGAAATCATTTATAAAGACAATCGTGGCAAAAGAGATGTGTATGATGACAAGGAGCTCATCAAAGGGCTGGCTGATTTGATGAATCAAGCCGATGTCATTGTGGGACAGAATGTAAAAGCTTTTGATATCAAGAAATTAGCTGCCAGAGCAGTCATTCATGGGTTGCCACCGTTCAAACCTGTGAAGGTGACTGATATTTTGACTGAAGAACGCCGAGTCTTTGCGTTCACATCGCACAAGTTGGCCTATAAGACAGAAATTGTCGAGGGCAAGTACAAGAAGCTCAAGCATGAGAAGTATCCGGGCTTTGACTTGTGGAAAGCGTGCATGGCTAACAAGTTGGATGCGTGGAAAGAGATGGAAACGTATTGCAAGCATGACGTTTTATCGACGGAAGAGCATTATCATCAAGTCCGGGGCTGGATCAGGACCCAGAATATCTCACCGATTGGTAATAGTGGGAAGATGCAATGCCGCTGCGGTAGTAGCCGCCTCATTAAGAAGGGGTATGCTCACACAGAGGTGGGCAAGTATCAAGTCTATCGGTGTCTGGACTGTGGCAAGTGGCCACGGAGTCCAATTAATCTACTCACGAAAGACCTTCGTGTGAATCGTCTTAGGGAGGCTCAATAATGAAGTTGCCCAGTTACGTATCAATCTACAACTTTGGTCACCGTGCAGTGGCCAATCTTTTGGTGGGGCCAGTCTATGTCCAAGAAAAAGTGGATGGGTCACAATTTTCCTTTGGTGTGGGGGAAGATGGTACTGTTATGACCCGTTCCAAAGGTTCTGAGGTCTTTTTGGAGACTGCAGATAAGCTGTTCAAAGGAGCCGTGGAATATGTCCATTCGATCAAAGATAAACTCACTCCGGGATACGTATATCGTGGAGAAGTTCTGTGTCGTCCTAAGCATAATACTTTGGCTTATGATCGGGTACCGCGTCATAATGTCGTGCTCTTTGACATCAATACCGGAGAAGAGTGTTACATGGCTTATTCCGATATTCTGAATGAAGCAGCCAAGCTCGATCTGGAAGTGGTCCCGTTGATATATCACGGAATCGTGGAATCCGCTGATCAACTCAAAGCCTTCTTGGAGACGCAAAGCTTCTTAGGAGGGCAGAAAGTTGAAGGTGTGGTTGTGAAACCCGTCAACTATGATCAGTTCGGTACAGATCACAAAGCGCTCATGGGCAAATATGTTTCGGAAGCGTTCAAAGAGATTCATGGTGGAGAATGGCGAAAGAACAATCCCACACAGAATGGTGTGATTGACGCCATTGCCCTGCAGTACAAGACGCCGGCCCGTTGGGAGAAGAGCATTCAGCATCTTCGTGATGCCGGAGAGCTCACAGACTCCCCACAAGACATTGGCAAGCTGATGAAAGCTGTGAATGTCGATGTGCTCAAGGAATGTGAAGATGAGATCAGAGCCGAGCTCTTTAAACAGGCGTGGCCAAAGATTGCACGCATCATCACAGCAGGGTTGCCGGAATACTATAAGAAGATGCTTCTTGAGAAGCAATTCGTGACGGAGGTCAAATAAGATGAAAGTGATATTCTTAGATTTCGATGGAGTGATCAACTCCGAGGCTAGTTTCCGCTATGAAGTTCGGCGGAAGACACAAAGTGTTGGAGATACGCTTTCTCCTATTGCGTGTTCCAATCTGCAGTACATCCTTGATCAAGATGCGGATATCAAACTTGTCATCTCATCGACATGGCGTAAGCTCCATTCTCTTGAGGAATTGAAACACATCCTTCAGGCCTACGGAGTCAATGGAAACAAGGTCTTGAGCAAGACACCTTGCGTATTCAGTGGTGATCGGGGCCATGAGATTCGTCTGTGGCTTGATGAGAATCCGAATGTGACAAAATACGTCATCTTGGATGACGATAGCACAGCTATGAGTGCCTTGCAGACTGAAGCGGGTGAAGACAAACGAGGTCACTTCTTCCAAACGACATGGGAAGATGGACTCCTGAACAAACAGGCGAAAGCAATTGCAAAACTTTTCCGAGGAGAAAAATAATGGAACTTAACTTCGTCGAAATGGTGAAATTATCCCTTGACAAAGACCTATGTGATCTGTTAGACTCTAAGAGAGTGCATGTCTCTGAAGTCATGGCCTTGCAGATGCTTCGATTGCAGCGGGGTAAGGCTTTCGTTATAACGAGCGCTGGAACGAGTGTGGAAGGCTGGACGCCGGACGGGGTGAAATGGTATCCCAGTGAACCGGGAACCTTTACGACAGGTGGAGAAACCAAATGAATAAACGACTGGTAGAATATGCCACTTTGGGTCTGATCAATATAGTCTGTTTTTTCGGCCTGAAAAGCTATAATGACAATCACCAAGTGCGCCTTGTGAGTGCGCTTTTACCCAAAGTCGTGAAAGTGCAGCCAGTCGGACCATTGTACAAATATGAGCCCTACGCTATCAGCTTCTTTGAGATCGGTTTTAAGAAGCATAAGGTGGGTTTTGGGGTCATGGGCCATGGAAGTGGAGTCTATCTCGATTCAGATGGCCTTATTGTCACCTGTGCCCATGTGGTAGAGGGTACATCCTTGGCTGAGATATCCGTGGAAGCGGATAAGCCTACTTTATACCCGAAACGGTATAAAACGGCTGGAAAGGTCTTGGCATACGTTGTAGGACGCGATAGGGAGCACGATGTGGCCCTTTTAAGGCTGGTAAACCCTCCGTGGTACGTTGGGTCCGTTTCCATAGCAAAGTCTGTCAGAAAGGGGATGCCTGTGCTTACAATAGGCTTTCCGGGGCCGTTTCACAAGTATGTGACTGCCGGCATTATCTCTGGGTCCATGGGTGGGGATATCTACTCAGATTTGACCATCGCCCCCGGTAACTCAGGTGGCGGGGTGTTTAATGTCAATGGGGAGCTTGTTGGCTTGGCCAGATTCATGACCGGGCCTGTAGACGTTCCAATTTCACAAGGATTCAGTGGATTAACGTCCTTGAGAGTCATTCGCGCATTAGTGGAGAAGTATCGAGGGTTCTAGGAGGATGTATGAACTGGGACAGACTCATTGCTATTTGTTCAATGCTTCTCGATGCTGGAATTCTTTGGATACTGATCGAGGAGTTTAACTTCGACAAGATTGCTTACGAGAAGGAGCAGTATAAGAAGATGAGTCGTAGGAAGAAAGAGTTTAAGTTGCCAGAGTCAACATTGACTGAGGGAGAAGGTAAATGAGCACAAGGAAAGCATTCTTAGCCGGAGTGATCTACACTCTCGGAACCATTATTGGTTTTGGGCTCACTCAAGGATGGTGGAGTAAATGATTCGATGGATAGGACTGATATGTGCTACAGGGTCCGTTCTTTTTGACCTAGCCTCATATTGGAAGCAGATTAGTAAGACTCTGCGTACAAAACGGAGTGCTCAGGTATCATCGAGCGCGTATCTGATGAAGTTGTCGCATTACACTTGTTCTATCATTGCCTTGGCTGTCTTTGCGAACTGGACAGGATTCACAATGGAGATGTTTGCGTTCGGCGCCTGCCTGATCTGTTTCGGGCTGGTCATTAAGTTTAAACCTAAGAATTGGAGGCTTTTCTGATGCGTGGTTGCATGTCATGTGATAACGAACAAGAGACGGCTTATCTCATGGGAATGAAAGATGTCAGTCAGATTCAATGTCCTGTGTGCCGACTTGAGACTGTAGAGAAGCGTACCATTCAGTCATTGGTGAAAGAAGCTCATGAGACGGCAGTAGAAAAAGGCTGGTGGCGGGATGAACGGTCCCTGCTTGATTGCATTGCACTTATCCATTGTGAACTGAGTGAAGCCGTGGAAGCCTATCGCAAAGGAGATGAGGCCCATGTCGTTGAAGAGTTGGCTGATGTGCTTATTCGTGTGTTTGACTTATGTGGTCGTCGGGGCTGGAATCTTGAGAAGTCTGTCCTTGATAAGATGGCCTTCAATAAGACTCGATCTTATAGACATGGAGGGAAGATAGCGTGATTGACTTTCTTAAAGAGCTCTGGTTTCTTCTTCATTATTTTCCGCTTGGTTGCACAGTCATCTATCTATGGGGGATGTATGTTGGATATATACTGCAAAATAGACTTGGACGATAAATTTGAGCCCGTTATCGACGAGCCTGAAGAGATTTCGATTGAGGAGGATGAAGAATAATGGATAAGCGTGCAAGAGCTGGATACATGTTGACTCTGGATGATGCCATTAAATTCTGGACTCGTTGCCAAGAAGCTGAGAAGGCTTTGGGTGAGAAGTTGACCCGCGAAGAGCGCGAGAAGCTTCTTCAATCCATGCAGATCGGTAAAGAGATGACTGTGGAAGACCTGCGTGAACTGATGCAGAACAAAAAGACTTTGATCATCAAAGATAAAAATAATACTCAGGATGAGGACAAGTAAATGGGTGTCACGGTCTACAAACTCGACGAGAATCTTATATGCCGATGTGGGCATAAATGGGAGGAGCATCATCACGGATGCGTAATGAACAATGCATATGCTACTTATCCACTTAACATTAATGGCCTCATTGCACAGGAATGTGAACACAATCAAGTCAATGGAGAATATTTTCTTAATCGCGGCGAAAAGAAGTATTGCAAGTGTAACGGCTTCAAACCACGAGCACTCAATGTCCAGAAGCTTGTTAATGAATGGATAAAAACACATGACCCTAGATGACATTTTACCAGACCAGCCAGATCAAGACAATCCGGGCGTAATCGAACCTACGCTTCAAGCAGCGGCCAATGCTGCGGAGAATTTGATTGGCCAGATTCAGATGGTGGCTGTGAATTCCAGTGACATTGCTTCATGGGGGTATAAGCCTCTCACAGCTCAGTTACAGATTCAATTCACAAACAATCGTGTCTATATGTACGAGAACATTTCACCGATAGAGTTTGAGCAGTTGATGCTGGCACCGTCCAAAGGTAAGGCATTCTGGGCACTGATCCGAAGGAATCCGATCGGACATCCCTTTACGAGGATACAATAATGGCTGAAGATATTGAAAAGACGCTAGAAGCGTCAGACGAAGATGTTTTGAGTCTCAAGAAGGACGGCGTAGCTCTCACTGGGGGAAGCACCCGGATGAAGGCACCTGTGCCTGATTCTCCGACGGGACTCAATCAAGAGCTTTTAAACATGCTCACGCTTGGGAAGAAGTCCTATCAGTTTCAAGGAATTGATCGGTGTATCCGAGTCCTTGAGAAAGGGACTCCGAATCAGAGACACTGTATGGCGATGATGATCAATAACTTGACCACTAACCAGCGGCTCTGTTCAAGCTGTGACCGGATTAAAGACCCAAATGCCAATCCCAAGGTCATCAATAGTTCGATGATCCGTCTTTCACAAAAGGAATTGGAAGAGTGTGGATTGCAGTCTGATCCATTGCTCAATGCCAAAGCAGCTCCTGAGCCGGTGAAGCCTAAACGGACACGGAGAACGAAAGAGGAGATGGCCACCTCAGAACCAAGGAGATCGAAAGTGAAGACACCAAATAGTGTGAAAATCGAAATGACGATGGAGGACTTGAAAAAGAATCCTAATGTGCTCTCTGTCATGCTCCAAAAGACATTGGATGCTATTTATGAACTTCCCGTCTCGAATTTCCGTGAAGCTGAGGAAATCCGTGTTGTGAAGGAACGTGTTGAAGAATTTTTAAGCTATCAAGCCGAACCCTCTAAAGGAGAATAACAATGGGACAGTCATTTTACCAGCAAGTAACAAACATCCTTCAGGCTACGCAGGCCAAGATGGAAGCTATGGACAATCAGATCATGTCTTTGACTCATGTCCTCAAAGAAGTGGTGGGAAAAGAGCTGATGCGCGGCCAAGCTCTGCACAAGGTGCTTATGGATAAAGGCCATGTCACGGATGAAGAGCTGAAGAAGGCCCTTGAAGACATGATTGCTGAAGCCAAAGCTGATCTGCAGAAGGAAGCTGAGAAGGTTCAAGAAGCCAAGCAGAAGGCGGTTGAGATTCTTGTGCCGGACTCTGTGAAAGCCAATAGCAACACTGATCCGACTCCGACGCCGGCAGTCGTCCCTGTCACAGATACCATCGTGCCTACTGAGGAGAAAAAATAATGTCTTGCCCACTCTGTACAGAAAAGCTTACGCGGGAGAGTGCCCGGCTACTCAACAAAGCTTGTGGTCCCTGTCAGCGCCAAGTGAAACAGCTTATGGCTGGATTCCGGGGTGTCATTATGGAATCAAGAGCCCCTAAGCATACTTGGGACAATACGAAGGGCTACATGGAGTGGGTTGGCCAATTGGAACAGACGGATGCTGATACCGTCCCGTTCAAGAAAAATGCAGAGTATGTAGAACAGCGCTGTGACATTCGAGACATGAAACGCATTGTAGGCCTACCGGAATTCCTTCCTTTGGAATCCCAAGTCTATACTGCGTGGATTGGGGAGGGAGTGAAGGATGAGAAGATTCAAGAAGTCCTTGGATTGACTTATTCGCAGCTCTTTCATATCAAGAGTGTCATTCGCAATCGACTGCAGAGAAAGATGGCCGAGTACCATCAGGTGAAGAAGCTGGACAAGGAGACGACAAATGGCTGATCATGAATTTAGTCTGAATGTGAATAAGATTGGTAGCGAAGTGAAAGTAGTCACAGAACAGGTACGCACAGATGATGCGGATATCTATGACCTTCGACGGCAGATTGAGGCGTATCAAGTTGTCAAGGATTACTTGCGTACTGAAATCCTTCGACTGCAGAAGCTTATGGAACAGATGACACACAATATCATCAACTTGGATATGAAGCTTCGTGATCGGAAGCCTGCCGGAGAGCCTAAGAACATTCGTAGACTCTATGCTCCGGGGTCAACCTATGAGCTCAAAGACGGAGAAGGGAATTCTGTGGAGGGAGAAATCGTATAATGAAAAAGTTCTATATGTTATTCGTGAACTATCTGAAGGTGGGAGCAATCTGGATCACAGATATAGTGAATAAGCTATATGATCCTTTTGAGCTTCCGCCGACACATGATCCTGTGAGTTATCCTCCGACATTAGAATCCTTGTTCTATGCCGACTTGGAAGCACGCTTCATGCAACCGTCTGGGGAGTTCTGGTATCAAATCCCTAGACCGGCTGATGCAGGTGACACAGCTCTCTTTCAAGGACTGGCCACTGGCATGAAAATTCTGAAGAACGCTGATGTGTCAAAGCAGATTGACTTCATCAACACTCTTTTCATTAACGGGACTCTCATTCGTGGATACGATAACACAGGAAAGCCAAATGACACAACTTCTAACGACTCAGCCACTGGACTACTCTTTTTCTTCTACTGCGCGTTGCGTTGGGGCACAGATGATGTTCGAGCGAAAGCAGGTGCCCTCTTACGAACGTGGGCCAATAGCCTACGAGCGCACAATTGGGCCTTGGTGGACCTTCAAGGTAACCCGACTGCCTACGGAGCTCTAGAAGACGGAGTGTTGACTGATCCCCTCAGAATGACTCTTCTATTAGGCATTCTTGCCGTGGCAAGGGCTTATGACCAGTCTTTTGGGCAGGATTATGCAGACCTGTATAATACGTACCGTCCTATCCTTGCATACCCGAAAGTGAAGTTATTGTGGTGGGACACTGTGTATGATACGCATCGTGCGGCCATTCATACGCATATTCTGTACTGGATGACCAAAGATGAGGTCTACAAGAGAGCTCTGCAGAGAATATGGCGCATCACAGAGAAAGAGCAGAACGCATGGACTTATACGCTCTGTTCGATTGCCTTAGACAACCCGGATGGCTCATTGGTACGGCGCATCCTCAGTACCTTTGACTTCAATCGGCGCCAACTAGGGAATGTGGAGAGTATCAACAATGGCGTCCTGACTGTGAACTGGCCACCAGCCTTACCTTTTAACCTGACAACGCCAATTGAGCGCTGCCGTTATGCGCTACCTTTCTATCGTCGTGGCAGTCAGGAGTTTTTCTGGCAACGTAATCTGTTCAGTTTGGATGAATGGGTTGGAAATAAAACGGCTGATACCTATCATAGTGGGTTAGACTTCCTCATTTGTGGTTGGTTAGCTAATAGACTGGGGTTACTTTCATGAAGAAAATGAGAACGTGTCCTGAGTGTGGTGGCCGTGGCTACTATGCCTTCGATCATTATGGTCATTTAGTGACCGATGTTCTATGTGCTTGCTTGATGTGTGGAGGGTATGGGAACGTTGAGGTGGATGAATGAAATTTGAATACGTCCTCATATCGCTAGTCTTGGGCTGGTTCATCTTGATTGGAATCTGTATGTGGTTGGTGATCCGATGAAAAAAGAAGATATCAAAGCACATCTAATAGGACCGATAGACATGGATGCCTTTCGCTACATGGGGTGGCATTGTAAGAAATGTCAAATATCTGTCTTTAATCTATTGAGTGAACTTTTATGAGAACCATCATTGCTGGAAGTCGAAACATGCAGATGGCCGTGCACAAGGTATTCAAGGCCATAAAGGACTGCGGTTGGCCAGTCACAGAGATCGTGAGTGGTGGAGGTGGGAATGTTGACCATGCAGCCGAGTACGTGGCCAGTGTCCTTAAGCTACCTTTCACCTGCTATCCTGCAGACTGGAAGCAAGGACGTAAGGCCGGCCCTCTGAGAAATAGACAGATGGCTGAGAATGCAGACGCATTGATTGCCATATGGGATGGTAAGAGCTGTGGAACATTTAACATGATCAAGGAAGCGTCCAAGAGACAGCTTTCTGTGTTCGTGACTGGGGAGAGTTTATAATGGGAAACTTCTTAGGAATTCTGGCAGGTGCTTCTCTGAGTGCAGCCTTCGTATTTCCAAAACCTTGGTGCTATGTAGCCGCCATTGTTTGCTCTGTGGCTGTCATATGGCTTAGGAGTCTGTAATGGCTACGGAAGAGCTGGAACCAAATATGCCAGTCTGTACTTGGTGTAGAATGGGATTACACAAGAAGTGCGAGAAGTTTCCATGCACTTGCGATTGCGAGAGGGGGTTCTAATGCTTTGGCCTATCTGGGGTGTGGTTGTGGCGGCTATCTTATTGTTCGGTGGGAAGTCATGAAGAAGTGCTGCATGTGTCATCAGGAGTTTGAGGAGAAAGACTTAGACTTCTTAGAGAGATGTATTGGATGCTTCAGGAAGTACGTCAATATGGCGTCATGGGAGAAACCGAATCTTGGAGTCCCATTCACTCCCGGCTACAATTATACTTGGAAGAAAGGTTAAGGTACTGGAACATCATGAATCACGAGTGTTACCGTCTCGCCGTTATTGATGGCTGCTTGGAGTTTTACGAAGAAAGCGTTGAACGCGTCATGGGACCCGGAGATAAAATCATCATTCTCGATCTTCTCTCCCAAGAGGATACACCCCTCAGTGTCAGCATCGGTATTGCCACTATGGATACGTATGCCCTCAAATCCGGGTACATCAAGTACGTGGGGCATGTCCCTCTTAAACCGAGTTGAGGCGTCGATTATAACATTGTACGTACCGGCAGGGATAGCCGTCTGACCATCCACCTTCACTCCATCAGGACGCCTGACATCCTCTAAGGTAAAACACTCCGTAGCACCATTGACAAACAACCTACCCAGAGTACTCTTCTCCGTTCCCTTAAACCGATTCAATAGCAAGTCCATAACTCTCTCCTTTCGATTCACCTACACCAATGTTACCAAATCCCTCACTTTTGTATATGTTGATAGAAAAGCTTAAGGCCGTGAGCACTTGGCCCACGGCCCGGACTCACTTCCAAGGGGAGGAGGCCTTGGGAGTCCTAATTGCCGGACGCGCATCCGGCTTTAAAGCTGTGGCTAATATTTCTGTGGTGTATCCGGCCAAGGATATTTATCCATCTCTTCACTCGGAGAGAGGACCTTACCTTTGTACTCTTCTAAATCGTAGTTGTATCCACATCGTGCACAGATCGTGATGAGCCAATTCTTCTTCGTCTTTGGATCAGTTTCTATTTTCTCTGAGGTTTTAGCCGATGCATTACACTTCGGGCAGACTTTCATTTTTCTTCTCCCCAGTAAATTGTTATCCAACCATCACATATCAAACAAATGTACATCCTGCCTAAAGTTTCTTCCCAAACCAATCGAACGGGTGATACTCTTTTACACCAACAATTGTGGTAGACCATTTCATTGGCCACCTCCAAAAGAACAGCTTAGTGAGAAAGAAAAGCCTCTACCAAAGCGCCGATGCAAGCCACCCCCACCACGCTGTAAATCCCAATCATACCACGCTTCAGCCACCGCATATCTGTGTGCATCTCAATAACGGTGTCATGTAGGTCAGAAACTGCTTTGATCAAGCTATCAACTGTTTTGCTAGGCATGTTAATATCCCAGTCCTTTGACCACTGCAGAGTGGTGCTTTAACGATGGATACTTTCGGTGCACTGCAGCTCTGACTTTAGCGGCTTCAGGCTTCCCTGAGCTCCGTGCAAGTGCGTTACGTGCATGGGCCATATCTTCAATGGGATATGAACGGTCTTTTGGGAAGACAAAAGACGATTTCTTAAGGTTTTTACGCGCTTCATACGATAACTTCATGGTCTAGCTCCTTTTTAAGGCTTTATGCCCCTAGAATCGAAAGATTAACGACTTGAGTCCTACTCTAGGAGTGTTTCTCCTGTCGTTACTGGGTCAGGCCTTGGTATACAGCGTTCCCTGCAGCAGGAATGCTCTGAATTCCTCCTGAAACTGCGTTTGAGGCTAAATCTCCGGCTCCCGGCACCAAACCGGCCAAAATACCAGCCAATCGGGGGCGGAAACCCCCTCCCAGTGCCGCTTTAGCTGCCGCTTGCTTGGCAATGTCCAGATAATTAGGTACTCCGGGCACCTGAGCGAACTGTCCAAGCATCTTTTTCGTAGCGATGGCCGAATCAGGGTTCAATAATCCCTTCAGTTTGGCCACAGACACGTTCTCTGGTTCAAATTTACCAGCCAAGCCTGCCTCTTTAGACACACCCATAGCGCTGGAGAGGTCATTTTTGAGGTTCACAGCATTGGAGAAGTTCTCCGTTGCTTCAGCATAGGCTGGATTCTGAGCTTTCAGTGCGTCATTCACGGTGCTTTGCACATGTGTGAGCGCTTCATTGAGTTCGGAGCCCAGTGGATCGTTCCAATTGATCTTGCCCTGCACGGATTTGACCCATTTGGCCACTTCCGGCTCGGTCATCGTCCCTTTATTTTTGATCTTGTCAAGCATCCCTTCCAGAACTGTTTCAGTATTCTCCATGGCCGGGGTAGAAACATCAGCCATTTTGAGAGCCTTCAGCTCTGCTTCGATGGCGTCAGTCATGGTGCCCACAGGCATTGTTTTGCTGGCATCTAATGCCCCACTCGCTGCCGTTTCCAGATTCCCAATATGCTCGGTCAGCTTGTTCATGGACCCTGCAACATCTTCCGCTACTTGAGGGAAGGTCTTGGCTGCATTCACAGCTTCGGGATTGCTCATCACAGTTTCGAGTTCAGGAGTCCCAACGCCACTCAAAGTAGAAAGAACGTTGCCTGCAGCTTTTGCTGCACCCGGCAGAGCTTCTTCACTAGCCGGCGCTAAGAATTCCCCCACCTTGTTGACCACTGATCCCAACCCTTTCACGATAGGAGCAGCAGCCGCTTCACCTGTGGCTTGCAACGCAATCTGATTAGGCGTGAAGAATGACCCCACAAACTTACCAGCTTTTCCAGCTGCTGTCTCAGGAGCAAGTCCCGCCAACACGTTATTGACATCTGTCCCGGCTTGCTGCACAGCAGGCAAGAAGGGCTCTGTTTTCATGTTGACACCGGGAATGAGGTTAGCCGCACGCGGTAGGAGATTGGCATCAATGTCACCAATACCAGCACCTCCGGCTTCTACCATCGTTCCCAGTTTCTTGCTGGCGTTGATCGGCGCCATTAAAGTATCTTTTGAGGGCAGTAAACTCTTGGCAGCAGCACCAATAGCACCCATGACTCCTTGAGGTGCAGGCGTGAAACTGGACGTGTCATATCCAGCATCAGTGAGCTGCTTTAATACAGCAGCTTCATCGAGATTACTGGTATCATATCCCGCTTGATCGAGTTGATCTTTTAAGCTTGCCATGTTATTGAACCTTCTTTTTCAGTCCTAGTGCTTGAGCTAAAGCATTGATGTCAGGTCCACCATTCGTTGCCGCAGCAGGAGCAGGCGTAGCGGCAGGGGCCGCTGCCGGAGCAGCTGCAGGAGTGGCCGGAGGATTCACAAGATTGTTGGCTTCTTTGTTCAAGCCGGAATCAATCACCGCTTTATAGGAATCGAGCATCCGATGCCACCGATCAGGGTCAGCTTGAATAATATCTTCATAACCTTCCGCATCAGCAGCGATCATGGTTTCAATTGTGTTAGTGATTCCTTGGCGCATGTCGAGCAGGGTCTGCTGCAGTTGATCACGCACATAGGACTTATCACCAGCCGTGACAGAATTCCATTTCAGAGTGCCGAATGTTCCTGTGTACTGTCCGATCAGGTTATTGATCTTCTGAACGGCAGTGGAATAGTCAGCGTTCTTCATTTCCTCTTCAGTAGGTACGCCACCTTGGAAGATACCCACAATGTCCTGCTGAATGTACATGAGGCCTTGACGGTCCAGATTCGTATGGCTGGCCAGATAATTGAGAGCACGATTGGCACGCATGAGTGACTGAGTAAGCGCAGTACCACGACCCACTTTCACATCATCATGGAGTGTCTTACCAAGCTGAGCCCATTTGGTTGCCATTTGTGAAGCAGAGATGGCAGGCTTCTCAGCCGGGGTTTCTCCTAGAGGAACAAAGCTTACAGGCTGGCCGGATTGAGGATCAATTGTGACTTGATATTCACCATCAGCAGGAACGTGACCGATGCTGGGATTTTTATCGTCAGCATAGAGTCCCATGTCTTTGGCATTCATTCCCGCCGGAATCAGAATGTCTTGATCCGTTGTGAACTTCTTTCCTGCCACAGTCGTTTTCACAGAGAGTTCTTTCTTACGGATAACGGTATCCACAGCAGCCTGACTGACCATCTGCTGATCACCAAGAGAATCTTGGAAGGCTTGAATCTGATCATCACTGATACCAGCAGCTTTTAACTGAGCCACTGCTTCATCAACTGATAGATATCCTTTGAGTTCGGGATTAACTCCGAGATCAGAAGCAGCTTGTTTCTGGCCAGTGGCAAGTTTGGTTTGCTTCGTCCGTTCAATCGCCTGCTGAACCAGTTGGGCCTGATTCTGTTGATTCAAGGCATTATTGGCGATGGTGTTAGCAAAGTCCACATAAGTCATTGCTGGATTGTTATTATCCAGACCACCTGCTTCATTGGCTTGCTGTTGAGTCGTATTGATGTTAAAGTTATCAGCCATATTATCCTCTCTTAGTACAGGTTCAACCCACTACCTGATCCATATCCGGGCACATTGGATGCTGGATTTGGCAGTGGTACAGTCATATCAGTAGAACCTTGAGGGAAAGCAGCTCCACCCCCACTTGCGCCGGCACCACCGCTAAATAATGATTGTCCTGCATCTGCGCCGAGATTCACTAATCCATTCACAATCGCACCTTGCTGAGCGTTGCGCGTAACGCCATTCTGGTACGCATTGTTGACAGCCACTCCTTCTGCACCAAGAGTCTGTTGAGTCGCTGTGTTGTTATTGTTGATGAGATCAGCCAACTGAGTCTGTAGGTCCTGACGCCCACTCTGCAGAATCTGTGTAGCCTGCTGAGTCGTCATACCAAAGATTTGCTGAGCAGTCGTATCATCCATGCTGGCAATCTTATTAAGAGCCGCCTGCACATTCTGCTGCTGTTGCTGAAGCTGTTGACCTTGCACAGTAGCTGCTTGGCCAGAATACGCGGAAGCCGGAGCTAGAACTGCACTCGTGATAGCTCTTGCCGCTCCACCATTCGCTAAACCGCCTGAGCCGGCCAATTGAGACTTCAAAGCATTGACTGTTCCGGGGAGAGTAGAATAGTCCTGTTGCTTTAAGGCCGCAAGTGTGGCTTGAACTGCGGGGCTGTTAGGATCATAATTGGCTTTGGTCTGGTCTAAAAGATTCTGACCAATTTGATTTACATTGGTCTGTAAGGTATTGCCACCCTGATTCTGCTGAGCTTGATAGGCAGCAATCAGTTTCTGCATTTCTGCAGGCATACCATTGACCAATGCATTATTGGTTGATTGATTATTATTGATAGTGTTTAGCAGGCTGGAAATATCAACCGTGGGCAAACGCCGTCCATTATTGATAAGTCCACCAACTACAGATGCAGCATCACCAAACATACTCATAGTATTTCTCCCTTAAATTGCCGTAAACGCAGGTGACTTGAACCACCCTCGTTTAGTCTTCACTATCAAATAAACGCTTGTACCTGTGTCTACGATTGAAACGGTCTGAATCGAACCATCATTGACGCCCGGATTAGCGGATAGCACAAGATGGTCATGCGCTGCTTGGAACACTTGATCAAAAGAATTCTGAATCGAGGCTGAATAGTCAGTGAGTGCTTCCCGGTCTTGAGGCCCCGGAGGATTGACTTGGTTACGTTGTGATTTAGCCATTGCTGAGATACCGCCCTCTACGTGTGTAGAATGAAGGCTGATAATTGATAATCGAGCAAGGAAACACATCAGAGGACATAAGACGATACATCAGTGTCCGGCCTGAGATCAGCGTATCCGCATTTGGCACAAAGAGTACTACAAATTCTGACATGTCTGTAGTAGTCGTAAAGCCAGTAGCGCCTGCTTCATTCAACATCTCAATCCATGTATTACCACGGTCATAGGAGTAGTACGCATGGATAGTGGTCCCGGTATTTAATCCAGTGACTTTAATTCCTCGCGGAACTTTTAAGAACATATCACTGGTCGAGCTCCATGCTTTTGTTCTCACGTCCATCGTGATAGCTGTTCCATTATCTGTAGCCGCAATGAATCCATTGTAGATGTTGCCATTGCCACCATCAGTAAAGTAGAGAGAATTGAAGTAGAGTAGGAATGTTCCCACGCTTGTATCCTTCTGAATTCTCCATTTCCCAAACTGATCAAGTTGGATGATCGTGTTATTCGTGGTGGCGCCAATCGTGGCCACAGAGAGATAATAGGTTTTGTTGTAGAAGATGCTGGAACAACGAATACCAGTGTTTCCAGTCCCTGTATACCAATTCACAGTGACATCAGTAATGACAGGAGTCGCGTCAGCTGTAGAAGTCAGGACTGCTTTCCATTGCACATACTGCAGAGCTGAGAGTGTCGGGAAAGTTCCATTTGTGACAGCCACAAAAGACGCTGATGGAATTCCACCAGACGTAGAAGCTGTACGGACATAGAAGGTAACAGTTCCCACACTGATATTAGTTTCACTCCATTGGAATACACCAAAACCGGCAGGTGTGGTTCCAGTGTCGATAATGCTGCTTGTGATGGTCCCAGTCACTGCCCATGTCAGAGTCACGCTCGACACAGAAGGACTTGTATCATCACCAGAAGTAGCTGTGAGTATTAAACGAACTTTAGCCCATCGAGTCGTAGCAGCTCCACTGATCGGACCAAATGAGGAGTAGGTGATATTGTCATTTGACGTAGCGATAACAAGACCAACAGAAGTTCCTGATGGAACGTTACCAGTATACGTTAGTGTCTGCCAACCCGTATTGTCTGTTGTAGCGTCAATCGGTTGAGACACCCAGATTCCAGTCGTATTGAAGTAAAGTGTCGGAGCACCAACAGTCGGCACAGTTCTGCTATCAGACGTAGCAAGATCGGATTCCATCTTCCAATAACGGTAGCCGGAAAGAGATAAAGAATAATTACCATTCGGACTAGAGAACGATTGAGTCACAGCACTGGACATATCTGCGTTCGGTGATCCATAGACCGTGAGCGTCGAACTGGTTCCACCCGGATAAGAACCGGATTGTGTCACAGATGCACTGATCCCATCAACAGCTCCACAATCGTAGACAGGGGAAATCCAAGAGCCTGATTCAGGAATCCCTGACTGACTGAAACTATAGGCCATATCCAAGCTGAGAATATTTAAAGTTCCCGACCAGCCGCCAGTCGTACTATGTGACCACTGAGCTTGAATCGTGTTACCAAACACATAGCTAGTACTACCTATAAAGTTAAATCCGTTCATGCTCCCAGTGTAGCCGAGAATGAAATAAACTGTTTGACCTGCAGCCACAGGGATACTACAAGTAGCTGTTTGGCGGCCACCGGGCGTATTATAAGCAGGACCATAGAGAGGACCAGTAAACAAGACTCCACCGCTCAATGAACTTTGAATAGACATCTGATAATACAGATTTGTATACGCTGTATAACCAACGTCCATATTGAAAGAGGTAATCGTTCCAGCCACAGGAAAGGTGACAGGTTGAGCCATATAGCCGGGTTGATACGGAACCCAAGTAATATTTGTGGAAGAAGCACTTGCACCACTGTTATCAACTCCGGTGAAGTTACCACCAACTGGCAGAGTAATATTTGATCCACTGACAACTGCACTACCACCTACCGTCCCTGAAGAAGCAGCCGGAGCATCAAGTGTAGGAACTTCAGCAAAGTTGGAATCAGTGGTCTTGATATTCGTGACAACAGAACCACCTGTCCAATCTGCAGTCTGATTGTACGTCTTCACAGGATCAATAGTCGTGACAGCACCCGGCTGAGAATTGATATCAATGCTTGGTGTATAGGTGTCACCCGCAAAGTCAGTGAAGCTGGTTTGGGTATTCTTATTGGTCGTGTAGTTCACCTGAGCAATCTGAAGATTGATCAAGTCCTGAATGAAGTCAGACCCATATTCCACAGTGTATCCATTGGAGTAGTAGAGTCCTTTGTCACTGAGCCACCAGAGGGTCGGAACTGATACAAGAGAACGTACTTGAATCGACCTATTATCAACGCAACCAATTTTGTTGTTCAGGTTGTGATAATAAAAGGTGTCAGGAGTCGTTCCCTCAATCGTTCCAACTGAATGGAGGCCAAAAACGTAGAGCTTGCCATTGTACACAGAGAGAGCGCTAACCACATCGTCACTCTGACAAGTAATGAAATTGGCAGGGTCAAAGATGTCAGGAGAACCACTATTGCTATAGCGAACAAGGTTCGTCTCTCCACTAGGAGCAATGAAGATGCTATCCAACCACAATGCACACTTCCCAAAGGTCGGGGGAATGTTATTGAACTGAGGAATCGGAGTAGGAGTTGATCCCTGAGCAATATTGTCATTGAACGAGGTCGTGGTATTATCACTGATCGTGGTCACAAGAAGAAAGTTGTTATCCCCATTATTGTCACGATAGATGTTGCGGGCAGTCACACCATAACCACCAATCGGAATATTGGTTAAAGGAATGGTCTGGAATCCAGAGGTCGTTGTCTCCGTAGCGGAGATCGGTGAACCATTACTCTCTTCAGAGTCATAGTACATGAACGTGACCTGATAGCGATGTGTTCCCACAGGAACTGAACCGCCGGCAGTCGGAGTAGCTACAGTAGGGGTTGTGACTGGCGCCTGAGCACCCATATTCTTGGTCTTAGCTGTGGTGAAGGAATAGCTCACTCCACCATAGTTGGTGGCAATATCATAGACCTGCGGAGGATTGATTCCATTGCAGCCATACGTCCTATTCTGGTAGGTCACCCATTCAAAGTTACCGAGAGTCGAATAACCAGAAGTAATGACATCAAAGAGTCCAGTACCTGTCGAAGCAGAGAGAATCCCACCACCCACACGAAGGAAGTGACGAGCACCACTCTCAAAGATGGCTTCATATGTGTCAGCCGCAGCCTGACCAAAAGAAGTACGATTCCATTGGACGCCACCCTGACGTTTATCAATCATCCCTGTCTGGTCAGTCACAAAGTTCTTGGAGTTGGCCGTGAACATATTATCCAGAACTTTGGAAGAATCAGGTTGGTACTTGCTGATATAGGAACCCCATTCCCCATCGGCTCCGGGCAAGGTGACCGTACTTTTATTCATTAGTTCATATCCTCAAGTTGATTGTAGCTCTTCCATCCATTGATGCTAGGAGTCGTGGGTTTAACAGAAACCCACATTGTTCCACTTAATCCTGAATAAAGCTTTTGTCCAAACAATACACGGCCATAGAGCGTAATATAAGGCGTAGGAGTTGCAATAGCCACAGTCCATTGCTGAGGCTTCTCAAGCCGGATACTGATCCAGTCTTGCACAAGTAAGATATCAGTCAGCGCCTTCACCATGCTGATCTGCACGATATTGTCAAGGACGCTTAGGAAGTCTGATAAAATCTTTGAGACATTGAAAGCTTTGACATCTGTCAGAGTCGTAGAATCAGCCAAAGCTTTTGTAAGTGTTAAGGACATCGTATCACTGAGTGCCATGACTTCTGCTTCACTCAGGCGTGCTGTCTTGGCTAACGAATCGGCCAGCGTAACTGTCTCCGCGAAACTTCGGCCAAAAGCAATTTGAAATACTTCAGCCAATGTCAGAGTTTCTGACAAACGCTTCGTTGTATTAATGAAACGAAGTTCAGAAAACGAGAGTGAATCTGCTAAAGCTTTTGTAAAGTGAATCACTGCAGAATCCGCAGGAGTGAACGCATCCGACAAAGGTTTCGTTACGGATAGGGCCTTTGAATCCGTTGAAGTCACAGAATCTGAAAGAGCCTTTGAAATTGTGATAGTCTGAGAATCTAAAGATGTCAAGGAGTCCAAAAACGTTTTCGTCACACGAAGAGCTTCGGCATCAGTCGATGACAAGGAATCTGTCAATGGCTTGGTAACGGTCAAAGCCTTTACATCAGCCAATGTCATAGTATCTGTCTTCACAAGCTGCATCGTTGTTATATACGCATCCAGCAAAGTCAATGACTCGGCTAAAGGCTTACGAAGTGAATCACCGATAACGTCAGTCGAAGCAATACTTTCACTGAAGCTTAGATTAAAAGTTTGCCCGTCTTGGTTCGCACTATAGGTTGCGCGTCCAAACAGGCGATTGCCATAAAGGACGGGCGTTAGAGCAGACATTAATGCAGATTAGGTTGATTGGCAGCAAGATAAGCTTGATATGTAGTTTCATCCACAAAAGTGGTAGACTTTCCAAGCTCAGTGCGAAGCCGCGTAATTGTAGCAGAATCCATCCCTTCATAACTACATCCATCATCAGTATAAAGTTTCATTATCTTATTCTCCTTGCTGAGATTCTTCCAGTAAATTGCGGTGTTCCCGCTGATGTAACTGCCCTAATTTTTGCATACACTGTAGTAGTTGAGGCGAGAGAAAACCGACGATTAAAAATTCCACCGCCCACGCTATTACTCGCGGTAGACCACGCTAAGAATTGAACGTCACTTCCATTATTACTCGGAGAAGTATTTCCTGATGTGGTACTGACTCCCACTTCCACATTTCCTGAGAGAGTGGCGCCACTCAGCAATAAAACTGCTTGATGACTCACATCCCAGTCACCAGCGGTCAAAGAAATGCTAGTAGCATCTCCAAATGCACCTGCAGCGGGTGCGTTTGTGGCTGAATAAACTACTTCCACATATTCGCCAATCCCCCCAGTCGGAGCATTATCGTTGGTCGTGGTTCCTTGGACCTTTGAAGTGGGAATGTCACTTGCCAGAAGCGAAGCGTCAATTTGTGTACGAGACATTAGCGAACCCTCCGGGCTGAAATGCGTCCATAAAGCTGAACAGTACCACCACTAAATGTAGCATTTCCTTTTAAATAAATAGTCGTTGTACTGGCCAAAGAAACACGCCATGCAGCAATTGTCACAGGAACATCTTGGGTGCTAACTTCGAGCGAATGTAATTCATTATCTCCTACGATATGGTCCGTTGTCGTATTTCCGCTAAAAGCCGAAACTGCGCCACTAAACCGTCCCAGCCCTGTTCCGCTATTCGCAGAATAAATTGGCTGCCCAGTAACATCCCAGTCACCTGCAGGTAGAGAGATGGAAGTAATATTTACAAAAGTTAGGTTCGTTGCGCTAATAGCCGCACCCAAAGCAACCGTACTAGATATATACTGTCCAACCACCCCAGCAGCCGCATTGTCATTCGTATTGGTCCCAGTCACAATTCCATTGGGTCCGTTTGACCCTACAACGAACGCCGAAGTCGGCGAGACCTGAGTCGTGCTCGTCGGATAATAGGCGACTTGATTAGCGGTTCCAGTATTAACCGTTCCGCCCGACGATGTAGGAGTCTGAAATAAGAAACTCACTTTCTGACCAGTCACCAGAGCATTGTTAAACGTAACTGTAGAAGTGTTCGTTTCTTGATAGTCAATTGTTGATCCAAGAGTTTGCACATCACCATCAACAGTCACAATCAATGTATGGTTACCAGTCGTATAAGTGTTGACCAAATTAAAAACGGTCGTTGAACCAGTATAGTTATTTAGCGCTGTTCCAACTACATAATCTTCACGATACGCTGTACTTCCGCCAGCGCCAGAAGATGTACTGACATCCCACGTACCGTTTGCACTGCCAATATTTGTGCACGTAAATGTCGTTTGAGTGCTTGGCGCCATTGACTGTTGAAGACTGCCACCATTATTATTAACAGTCACAATCCCGGTACTACGATTTAAAATCGTAATCTGATAGCCAACTGCTAGGGTTGTCGCATCAGGAAGTGTTACCGTTTGCGTAGTCGTTCCGGTGAATTGCTGAATGGGCGCAGTCGAAACAGTTAGCACCGTGGTTACAGCAGCAGTAGCCGTCGTTGTAAAGTTTTCAATAAGCGTATTGACTTTCACATTGGCATTACTATCACGAAGCATTGCTGTATTGGCTGTAGCAAGAACGGAGGAGGGATAATTCACCCAGTTCGTTCCGTTGAACTGAAGTAAATCATTTGTGGTGGGGGAAGTGAGAACAACATTGGAGAGCTGACCAAGGTTGAAAGTTCCAATATCAACCGTTGCTCCCGACCCGATGACGGCGCCTGTACCGCCGGTCACAGAGATTTTTGAAGAGCCTGCAGTGAGGTTTCCTTTGGCAAACGACGCACCAAGAGCTGTTTCAATAGCAATGATCTCGTCTTTAAGCAGGTTGTGGTGAGCAGCGACAATGGTAGCGCCAACGGTCACACCTGTGTTATGAGCGAGAGCAGTTGTACCATCTGCTCCTCTTGTGCATCCAGTTAAATTAGCTCCACTGATTCCTGTGTAGCTGACAACTTCGTTATTCTCAATCGTCACCAATCCGGTCGTAGGGAACCCGGTTGTGGACGTAAGAGCAATCGTTGTGTCAGTTGAAAGGATATTGGAAGCAAGCGTAGTCTGTAGTCCATTAACCGCGATGTACAGGTTCGCGTTTGTGGAGACAGAACTTGGGAAATTTGCCATATTAGAATCCTCTTATGAGTTCGTTACTGCTTGGAGGTACTTTTGTGCTGCCATAAGTCGTTCGTGGGTATCTCCAAGTAAACCAATTCCACGATTACATTCAGTGCACAACAAACCACGAATTTGTTTGGTGTCATGGTCATGATCAACACATAAAGCTCGTTTTAATTCCGACTGATGCCTTTTACAAATTCCACACTTTCCGTATTGTTTTACAAACAGGAGATTGTAATCCTCTAAGGTCATGTTGAATTCACGCTTCAGCCGGTACTTCCGTGCGCGCATGTCCGGTCCATAATGGCCATCTAATGCTCTGACTTTTCGGCAATCATTGGAGCAAAACTTTCTATCACTCCATTCGTCACGCGACACGGTTAGCGGTTTAGAAAAAACCGATTTACAAGCTTCGCACATTTTCGTCATAAACCTTAGCTTAGAGTCACAGACCAAACAATGATCATCGTATCCGCAGCGCCTTTATTGTAGACGTTGAAGGTCTGATGAGCGAACATCGTCCCAGAGGTCGAAGCCGAGAATAAGCCTGCTTCTTTAATGGCATCAGTTCCGTTACCCGGAGCAAAGGTGGCCGTATTCGTCCACACGTTAGAAGCGCTAGAGAGCGTTCCAGATACGCGAGAATATCCACCAACCACAGATTCAGCGCCAAGCGCCGTGTCACCCGAAGAAGGGCCAGTCTGTAGTGTTCCAAGGGCCACATAGGGCATAAACGTCCCAGACTGCGGGGCCGCTGCCAGCCATGTAGCTAAATAGCTTTTACCAACAGTCACAACGAGGTTGTGATCTGTATGTTCCTGCTTTACGATTCCATCCGGCCCTATCAACTTGACATTGACGCTCCCGGTAAGTTTTAAGGTGTCTTTCATTTCATCCATTGTTTTAGCTCCTGTTATTTTAGCTCAAGTCGAGCGGGTTCATTGAACCATTCGCAGAGAAATTGTTCCCCGCATTGGTAAACGGCTGGTACGACTCGATATCAATCTTACGTTTTAAGTCTAAAATTCTTTGATTACGCCATTTGATTCCATCACCAAGTTCTTCTTTGAAGAGCTGATGCTGTTCTTCGGCCAAAGAGTCTTCCTGATCCTGTTTCCACATTTTCCACAAGATGTAGGCGCGAAGGCCGGGAGTCAGAGAATCATCAATGGTAAGTGGATCAGATAAAGCTTGGAGGGGGATTTCTCTAGACTGATAATACATGAAGATATCATTTGATCCAGAGACTTCTGGTTTAGGGTAGATATAGAGATTGGTTCCGATGATGAAATACTTATTAGGCTTCCCAAGCATCGTGCTATCTGTAGACAAGAAGTTAGGACTCTCTTGGGCCATCTTTTCTAAGGTTGTAGGACGAAGCCGGCGCCAGATCGGTTGACCACCAGAATTATCCTGCCAGAAGATGCACTCACTTCCTAACCAGTCAGAAGGCATCGGATAGATTCCAATACCTTGCACAGTAGAAGTCCAAGCAAAATTCTGAAGGCAGCGGGTCTTGCGAACGTACTCTTTCTGCGCCAAATTGATTAACGCCAGCATACGAGTGCTGGAAAAGAATGCAGGAGACGGTTCAAGCACTTCTGCTCGAACATCGTTCACAAGGTCATTGCCAGTAGTAGCCATAATTTTTCCTTACACCTCGTAGTAATAGACTATAACGAATGTGTTTAACGTAATTGTTCCAAGTGTAGCATCAGTCACTTGAATCCAAGATGAGGGAGCTGATGCTGCTTGAGCTGCTTGAAAATCTGCTGCACTCATATTTAACTGTAATGAAGCGCCGTTTGCTTGAACCACCATTAACATTTGATTACGCTCCTGTATAATAAGAAACGTTCACACGCCAAATGATTCCAGTAGTCGCTGGACAAACAATTGTTGTGGCAGTATTCACAACGGATGAATTCAAAAATGAAGGAAACGTATAACTCTTTGTATCAGTCGTTCCAATCGCCGCAGCTGTTGCAAAAGTCCATGCTGGACTTCCGGGTAAATTTGTTGAAGTCACAATAATTGGCGTAGCACCGCCAGTTCGAGCTGCTGTTGAATAAGCCTCAATTTCAATTGTATTCATGTGATGAAAAGCAGCTGCTACTGCAGGTAATGTTAACGTAACAGCAGAACCTGTCGTTCCAGTTGCAGTTACCCACAAATTACTATCAGGTGCTTTAGCAAGCCAAGGAGTTGTATTCGGAGTATTCCCCGGATTTACCGTCCAGCTGCCAAGTTGTGAAGAAAATATTGTCTGTTGCGCGAGAGAAGCATCAAGAGCTACGCTGACTGTTCCAGATGTATAAGCAGAAGCACGAATACGCACCTGATAATAGCCACCACCAGTGATTAAAAATGCTCCATTCGCTGTGGTACTAAAAGTACTGACGTAAGGTATAGTAGTTGGACTGATAATATACATGGGAAGAATAATCCATGTACTATCAGCCAATTGACCTTCTGCAACTAAAGTTCCAACCCATGTTCCAGTAATATTTGCTGAAACAGTATAGTCACCTTGAGCATTAACAGGGACTGAACCATTTAATGCAGTAATGGTTCCTGAAAAAATTGTGTCAGTACTTTGGGCTCCGGTATTGGTATTAATCGCCTGTAGTTGACTTAGAAAAGGAGTTAAAGACTCAAACGGTCCCACTCCATAAGCAACATTGACTGTACCAGATGTAAAAGCAGTCGCTAAGATACGAACTTGTAATAATCCAGCACAAGGTACGATCAGAGTATTATTACTTGAGATAGGTGTAATCGTACTACCATTCATCCCAAGACCGTTAACAGTAAACCAGTTTGTTCCATCCACAGTTCCTTGAGTAGTTAAACTAGCTACCCAAGTGCCGGTAATATTGAAGACGACTGTCGCAAAGCCAGAAGTAGCAACAGCTACATTGCCATTGACAGCTGTGATTGTTCCCGTGTTCGTAGTGGTGGGGAGTTTGGCATTAAGTGAACCATCACTGTTAATGGTTAATTTTGTACCGCCATCAGCACCTTCAACGGTAACAGCTGCGACTTCAACTAAGCTTAAATCAGCCATATTACTTCTTCTCTTCAAGCAGCTTCACAATATAACCAAGCCGCCCATAGATTTGAGATAAGAAGTGCACTGTGAGAATATCTGCATTCTCGTGAGTCACTTCAACTTTGTTCTGGTTCGCTTTAACTTCAGCGGGATTGTTCGATTTTTCAATCGGTAAGTCAGACATTTGCTATCTCCTTTTCTTTATTGGGGTTTTCGCTTACGATGCGCTACGCACATCATGGGCAGGGCCTTCACCCCGAACCTTCAGTTAAACTAGCTTACGCGTCAACTCCAACGATGGTCGAATACAAGTCCTGCGCTGTATTCTCACGATTCGTCATAACGAGGCGAACTGTTCCAGTCGAAGTCGTAGGAACCACGATAGGCGGATTGAAAGTAATCTTCACTTCTCCACCCATCTTCGGGACAAAAGCAACCCACTTAGAAACGAGGGATGCCACAGGTCCAACTTTGAGCTCCACTTTGCCGGCGCCTGAAGAAGCAAAGCTAACTTCAGACACTTTCATATTCGTCACAACCGTATAGTCGTGATTCGATGTAGAGCCACCAGCCACAGCTGACGCCGTTACATAATCGCACACAGCGCCTGTTTGAGCAGCAATACCCGAAGATACCGTGATAGCAGATTGATCAGAAGCCAATACCACAGGAACTGACGCTGCCATTGTTTTCTGACCTAGAGAGATGGCAGAACCACCAACCTGAGACAAGTTCTCAACCCACGGTGAAGTGGACTGAGTAACAGCAACCGTACCAGTTACAGCAGTCGTGCTACCTGAATCCGTGATGACGTGACCAATGACGTTCGTTCCAGCGGGAATCGAAGGAAGAGTATCAACCACAACATGCAGATTCGTACCAGTCGGCTGCACAACCGTAACGTTACCACTGACGGCAGTCGTTGAACCGCTATCCGTGATCACATGACCGATTACTGCAGAACCAGCATCGACTACGACGTGAAGATTGGAACCAGTCGCTTGCGTGACCGTGAAGGTCGTAAGCGGATTCGTTCCATCCGTTAATTCTACCCAGATCGGGTCAGTTTGAGCATTTGCATTAGCATCTTTCGATACCAATGTAGGGAAAAAACCATCAGACATTGTATTATCTCCTTGTGAGTTTAAATGACTTCGCCCTCAACAGAAGCGATTATCATCTTTTCAGTGTCCTCCAAATTAGCAAGTTCTTGCTCGGATTGGAGTATCTGACGTTCTAGTTCAGGAATACGCCCCTTCACTAGGTCCTCAATTGCCTGTTTTAAATGGACAATTTTGGAGATTCGTTCTTGCTTGGCACTCTGTAGCCACTTTAACTTCATCGTCTTTGTCTCTACAGACTGTCTAACAGGAACAGGTAAATTTTGACCTATGTCGGACATATTAACCTCCGTACACAGTGCTATCAAAGTCAGCCGTTTGGCCAACGTTGTAGTGCGTTACTTTGACATCAAGAATATCGCCATTCACCATCTTAAGTGGATGATCGAAAGTAAATGTCAAGGTTCGATCAGGTCCACCACGGCGTGTCTCAATGAGCACAGTATTGAAAAATAATTGGAACTTAGCATACAAGGTGCCACTCACCGTAACTGAGGCAATCAGCGTCTTAGGAGCAGACGCTGTAAAAGTCACAATCGTTGTGAGGACATTATCAACGACATTGGTAACTGCATTCCCTGCAAGAGGGCGTACTTCAAGAGCAGCTGCATCGCTGCTTCCACCGCCCCCTCCTGTACCAATGCCCGGATTGTAGCTAGACATTAGAACGCTTTCGCCATCAAGCGATATGCCGGCGCACCGTTCATATCTTTCAGGAAAATAACGTTCGCATTCACAGTATCAATCATCATCGACTGACCGGGACCAAGGATACCGTGATTATTGATTCCATCCCAACTGAACACTAATTTATTAGACCCGCTCGTATCGTCATTAACGATCATGCAATAACGGGCTGAGAATTGGAAAAAGAGAGTCTGGAAAGAACTTGTCAGAGGTGTGCCGTTCTGATCCATGTAATAGCCAAGGACGTTAGGCGCCACAGCTCCCGTCATCGCAGACGAAGTAGCCGGAGCAGTGACAAACGCACCGGGCGTGGTATTGACCATACTGACCAAATCACCAGCGCTATTCTTATCTACTGAAGGAGACGTAGCTTGAATGGCAGCAACCACCATATCAGTCGTGCTGACACCTGATTGAATCTGCACATAGATATTATGGCTGGCATCAACAGTTACAACTTCAAACCCAGCAGTTCCGCCTGCTGTAAAATTGATGAGAGGGAATTTCCCCCACTGTGTTGCAGTAAATGTGATTCCTTGAAATGTAACTGACGGGTAGATATAAGCAGGCATTGTGATAGCTCCTATTTTAGATAATCTGCTGCCCTTGCACACAAATTGGTATCGTCATTAAAGAGTCCAATACCTTTGTTGCAAGCCTGACAAAGTAAACCACGCACCAAATTTGTTTTATGGTCATGGTCAACACAAAGTGCTGTTTTTAACTCACTTTGGTGTCTACGACAAATATTACAACATCCCTGTTGATTTTGATAAAGAATATCAAAATGCTTGAATTTAAAATCTTCACCAGTTGAAGTTTTTATTCCAGCGTACTTCCAACAAGCTTCTTGATTTGCTTTCTTGTTGTTCTGATAATAGACTTTATTATAAAGCTTTTGGGAGTTCATAGATAAATTTTTTGATCAACATCAAGAGCTTTCTTCAGCTCCCATTTGTGCCGATCATCTTGGTCCTTCTTTTCATCTGTGTCTTTCTTGTGGACATCTTCAGCAACTTCAAGAATCTGATCTGCTGTCATTCCCTGCGTACCACGTTTGTCTTCTTCTTCAAAAACAAACTTTCCAATCTTCTTCAAGATCGGGTCCACATTTTGAAACTCAGCTTTTGGAATTCGTGACAAGAAGAAGTTTGGCCAAACCCTTCTCACCTTGTCCGGTGTGGTATACTTCTGTGCTAGAAGGATTCGCACTACTCGAACCCAACCGCTTTTAAGAATATGACCTACTTCATCAACTGTGGTGGCAACGGGCACATAACCCTTATCTACTCCACAGATTGAAATCCAACCTTCTCTCGGATCAATGTAGTATAGACCAGCAGCATTTTTGCTGCCTTCTAAACTACAGATTCGCAGTTTTGGATTCAACTGCTTGATACACTTCTGAAAATCCCCCGTCTGCAGTCCAGTGAGTGCGCGGCTCATGGATTACTCCTTTTCTTCTTTCTCTTCCATCTCTTCTGCTTTTGGCAGTTTCTCTTTCAGCTTATCCATATGCATGGTAGCCGCATTCTCTTTCTTCACAGCATCGTGTTGATGAATGCTATGGACATCAACTTCAGCTTCCCCATCACTAAATTTGTCTTTCGCTCGATTGGAATGCACATGGCCTTCCACAACAAGCTTTACTCGGTCACCCGGAGCAGCTTCTTCAATGCCCGGCAGATCAGCGTGTTTGATGCGGATAGTGGTCGGCATCTTATTTTCAGTAGGACCCATCGTGGGCTCTTCAGCGTAGTCTTTCATTATTGATTATCTCCTTGCTCTTGGGTCTTCTGGAAAAGATACGAACGAAGTTCATCCATAGGTCCCATCGTGATAGCTTTATCTATAGCATCTGGCTTTGGCGCTCCCGGCATTGCAGGAGCAGGTGCTACGGCATTTTGAACCGCATCAGGAACGATTGTAGCCATTCCAGATACCGAATCAATGCCTGTTACTGTCAAACTGATACGTTGGCCGGGCTGAACACCCGCCGGCAGTATGGAAAGAGGGATTCTAGCAGTTCCCGCATCGGCGGAAGGAGCATTTCCAGCTCCTTTTAGCATAGACGCCAGCCCAGACAGGGTTCCAAGTCCTTGGCTGTCCATAGCGCCTGTGTAGGCTTTATGAAGGCTATCGAGGTCCATGGCTTTAGTAAGAATTCAGATTCGGAGGAGTAATGTTGGATTTTAACTGATCCATGGGCATCGTTGCGGCATTCGCCTTCGGAAAACTCGATTTCTTGCCCAAACTAGAGTGTTCAGAGTCAGATTCACCCTTCGTCTCAACGGAGAGTAGTTCTCCACAAGAGGGGCACTTAAACGTAGGGTCTTTCTTTCCATCCATCGGATTATTCATTTTAGCTCCTTGAATCATTCACGTCAAATTGTGCATGGGATGCTTTCGCAGAGCCCATGGCTAACTTAAATCTACTGCTTAGGCCGCACTCGTACCAATAACTTCGATGGCACGCTGCGAATCCAGAACAGGATACACCGCATAAGCTTTCCAGCCGATGCTGCCGTTCAGGTTCAACGGATCAGCCACGCCTGAATCACCCGGTTGGTGCACGATCTTCTGAATCCCTTGGTTGGCCACATCGACCGCACCGAAGGACTCTTTCCCGAACACCCAGCTATGATACGTGACGGCAGACGACGCGCCAGTACCAGTCAGGATATTCTGCGATTCTTGGAAACGAATGTTGTACAACTTTCCAAGTTCGCCAGCCAAGGCCATATTATGCACCTTGTCGATGCTGATATACTTATTCAGCTCGATCCAGCCACTCGCAGCGCTATCGCTCTGCAGGTCGAAGCTGGTGTTGGGGTGAACCAAACCGTGATACGTTCCATCTTCAAACGGCATAACCGCGAGAGCACGGAGATGCGCCGAAGCCCGGCGGAAGTCAACGCCAGCAGCAACGACCGACACAGTGGCTTCAGAGACAGCCGACCCAGTGTACTGAATGGTCATGTTACCGGACAGAGAGTTCCGACAGATGGTGTCCAACGACAACCCGGCCTGATATCCAAGAACGTCATGGATAGCTTCCGTGATATTGTCATACGCTTCCAACATGAGTCTGTCAGAATACGAAACGAACGCTCCATACTGCAGAGGCGTCGCAAGGATTTTTGTGGACTGCCAAACCAATCCGTTCGGGTTTGCACCTTCGCCTAGCGGCGTGGTGACTGCAGCCTGATTGACAGGGCGCAGGAACTGAATTTGCGTACCGGAAGCTTTCGGAAGGGTGCGCTTTTCCGCGTTCTCTTGGAAGAACAAAGAGAACATCAAGCGGGTTAACAGTTTGCGGTCATAGAAAATGGCCGACGCGTCATTAAGCCCACTCGTTGAGGTGATATTTACATTGAGAGACATAGTAATTACCTTTGAGAGTTTGATATGTGTGAGCGCGATATCTCATGCACAATTGTACAAGTGCCAAGGTTAGTGACCGTTTAGCCGTCACCGCATCCGTTCGTTCTGGGGCGTCCACACTGCACGCTTGTCCGTTACTACTGGACACATGCCTTATCTCGTACTAACGAGGGGCCTGCTGGTTACCAATCAGATTGTCCTAAACACCGGGTCTGTTTGGTAACTAAAAATTGGTTGCAGAGGACGGAATCGAACCGTCTACCTTCGGCTTATGAGGCCGACGAGCTACCAATGCTCCACTCCGCGAAAGCTGCTGCTCTACCCACTGAGCTACTCCCCCGATGGAGGAGGTGAGAATCGAACTCACGACCTAGCTGCTAAAATTGTGCCGGGGATTTTAACCCCCGGTCTTCGTTATTACTTAGCTGTTCTGCTGCTGAGCAATGAGCCACTCACGCTGTTCATTCAAAGACATTTTCTTAAATGCCGCTAAATGATCAGAGGGGATTCTGCCGGCGCCTTTACCTGCACTGGCCACCGTTCCACCTTTGGCTTCTTCAGAGAGCGCGGCTTGCGCTTCTTTGATTGCTTCTTCTCTTGCAGCTTTGGCAATGGCGTCTTTTTCTTTCGCCAACATGTCTGCCAACATACTTTTCATTTCTGATTCTTTATAGACTTTCTCAGCCGAAACTACCGGAGCAGCTTGTGCGGCAGAAGCTGGATTCTCTTGCAAAGCCAGTTCATACAACGCATCGAGCACTTCAGCAGCAGGCTTCGTAAAGTCAATTCGAGGATCACCCTGCCCAGTGGGTCCCATTGCTATCTTCACAATACTAGGATACAGTCTCTTCCACTCAGGATAATTCTCAGTGTCTTGCTCACGCCGCATTCGTTCAAGCGCGGTATCTTTAGCTTTCGCTTCGGACGCCAGCGCATCTAAACGTTCTTGGAGCTCGGCAGTCGCAGACTCTTTTTCATTCTCAATGATCTGTGCCAACTCTTCGGGACTCTTCTTGGACAACTCTTTGTAGTCCATTGGAGTCTTGGACATCTTGGCCAACAACTTATAAGTCTTTTCCTGTTCAGCTCGGATAGCTGCCATCTCATCCCGCAGCTTCTTATTTTCCTGACTGACTCTCGTATTCCACTTGCGGAGCTCGGCTGGATCATTCGGCTCTTTCTTTTCAGGTTTGACTTCTGGCTTCTTGTCATCAGCCTTCTGTTCAGGAGCTTTCTGTTCTGGCGCCTTCTCTTCTTTCTTCTCTGGTGTCTCAGGAGCCTTCTCTTCAGACTTCTGTTCCGGGGCCTTGGCCGCCGCTTCCTTCTCCGCTGTTTCTAAAGCTTCTGCTCTTTGCGCGATTGATGCTGGGCTTACAACACTCATTCCTTGCTTATCCATTTACTTCTCCCTGTGCTTGTCGATTGTCCACTTTCGTGGGTCGGGCGTAGGCTACGAAGTTCCCCCTACTACTCGATTCCTAAACTGCGTCTATCATCTTCCACAGCTTTGAAATGTTCTTGGATTGCTTTAGAAGCAATCTGTCCGGCTAAACTTTGTGCATGAATCCAATTGCGAAGCTTGACCATTCCTTGAATCTGAAAAATGACCTTACGATGATCACCATCAGCATCATTGAAAATGGTGCGCTGCGATTCTTCAATTGCATTCTTCATATACTCTTCAATCTTCTGCCACGCTGGATGCCGGCGCAGGTCTTCAAATAGCGCCCCAGTATGAGCTTGTTTCTCAAGACTGTCAAGTTGCTGCAAAATCTTTGCCTCGTCTGGAAGATTGTAAGGGTCTTTCGCCATCTCTGCAAAGTCCATTATAGCGCCCCTCTCTTTGTCAATTCATCTTTCAGAATTGCATAATCACGATCTACGAGTTCAGTAGCATTAGGAACATTGCCGAATGCAGCAATCAGTCCTTCTCGTATTCGTTTCAGTTCTTCCGTCTTCTCTGCGCGAATAATCTTCTCCGCTAATGACATGTCAGCCATTAGTATCCCCCTTTCGATAAACCTCTCATGAAACCAGTGTGCGCTGATTTCTTCATATCTTGCTTCTTGCTTTTATGATATGGCAACTTCTTTCCTTTCGGAGTAGCAGCTTCAAATTCTTTGGCCAATTCTGGATGCTTGGCATACATGTAGCCCTTCTGGGCTTGGCTAACGAATGGCATTATTTTAACCCTATTGGCATTGAGGGTGCACCGGGCAGATTCACATGCCCGACACCGCTATTCATCTGCGGCACAATACTATTCGCTGCTGGTGCCGGAGGTGTAGCGCCACCGCCAGCTGCCGCTAAAATTGCTTTCCCTTGCGCGGCTGATCCACCACCCGCAGGAGGGGGAGGAGCATTAGGGTTCGTCAGACCGGGAATTGTTGCACCACCACCAGCCGGGGCTGTGGCGGGTTGAGGATTCAAAGCCGCTGCGCGAATGTCCTTGGAATCAAATCCCATCAGTTCCCATATTTGTTTCAAGATGATGTCAATGGATTCTGGCGCCAATTGCTGTTGCGCCAAAGTGAAGAACGTAGACATCTGATTGACTTTCTGATCCCGATTGACCATCTCTGAAAGCACAGTCATTTTGAAATTGACACCAGCTGCCGTGCGAATCATGGCCGGAGTTACAATGGCCGGCTGCGGGAAGAGATGACCATAGAATGCACGAATGACTTCAGAATTCGTGAGGTATTGCAAATCAAGCATGTAGAAAAGACGAAGAACGTGTTTGATACCTTTTGTCTCAATCGCTTTGGCAGCAGTAGCAAATTTCTCCATAGCTTGAGAAACAGCCACCTTCGCCACACCAAGACCAACGCCTTTGTTGTTACCTTGCATGTCGTCAATATTCCCTGTGAGGGAAGCTGGGACGGTTGCATTAAACATATCCTGCTGAATGGCCTGTGCGTCCTGATATGCATTTGTGGTAACGTCTGTGCGCGGAATTGGCTGTAGGTTCTCCATGGCATCCACAAGGATGACGCCGGACGGACTGGAAGCCACCTTGTCCACGTCGATACTCGTATCCGTGGAAAGCACTTTGTACATCTGGTTGATCAAAATATTTACGTTGTCGAGGCGCTGCCGACGAACCAAGTTCGTTTCGTTTTGTAGACTCAAAACTGGTTCGATCAATCCGATACCATACCACTCGAAAGGTACCTTGCAGAAGTTGACTTTGACAAGCGGAATCTCTTGGTGATCAAACGGATTTGGTACTGCACGCACAACGATTTGACGATTGGCGATAACGATCTGGCAGGGTTCATCCTTGCCGTCTCCATCCAAGTCATAATAGCCCCAGACTTCGATGAGTTCAATATCCTTCGGAGAAACTGTAGTGATTTCACCACGAGCGGTCTTTCTCCACTGTCGGGTTTCTTGAAATTTCACAGACGCGCCGGTAGCCATGGCCGCGTCTTTATTCCCGAAGTACGGTTGAGGAGAATCACAAATCCGTGCGAATTCATCACGATTTATGAACTTCCGAATCATGACGGAAGGCTGGCCATCAACCTCGGCGTGGTCCTGAGACGGGAACACATCAAGTACGTCCAGAACAGTGAGCTTAGGTTTTCGACCTACAATCTCGTATCGTTTCTTCGTTTCATAGGTCGTCTTTTCTTGGTTGATTCCGTTGTCATCAACAAAGCGATTCACCTTCGGAACGCGGTTGACTTTCCATTGCCATTCCACTTCCCAGTCAACCCAGAAGTAACTGGTGCCGTACATCAGCAATTGTTTCAAAAACGTTTCATATTTATCGTCAAAATCGTTCTTATCAAACTGGTCCGAAAGTAGCCGTTTGATATTCTTGGCTACGTCGGCCTCATTGATATCGTTGGCCACAACGTCAAAAAGAGATTCATTTCCAGATGTGAAACTGATAAGTTTGGGTGTAGCAATTTCGATGATTTGGAAAATTAAGGGGATGAAAACCTTGCTGCGCGTCGGCGTCCGGGTAGCGATATTTCCGCTCATGTACTGGACGTAAATCTGCCACCAAAGGATTTCATATGCCCGGCGCCAATTCTCACGTTCGATCAAATCAGCAATATATTTGGCAACGATTTCTTTCTGGGTGGCTAACGAATAAGCATCATCTGATTCATTATCGGTGGCCGCTTCATAGTCATCAGGGACCTGAATCTGAATAGGGCTATCGCCTGTCATTTGATCGAGTTCTTCTTTACCTTCCTCGTTCTCGATCTCCTGAAGTTGATCGTCCTTTTCTTCGTAATCGGCCATTTTTAGATTTCCTCTTGATTTCGTTTTAAATAATCAATTCCACACTGAAGAATATGCTGAGAATCTTTAGCGAAACCAATCATTTTATTACAGGGACTACAAATTAAACCACGCACTCGACCTGTTTTGTGGTCATGATCTACACAAGGCGTTTTTATAAATTCAGTACTACAAATAGCACACTTATTATTTTGAACGCTTAAAAGAATTTTTTCTTGCGTAAGAGTTAAACCATACTTCTTAAGTGATGTTTCTCTAACGGAATTTGGATTTCGCTTTCGCCATTCCCTCATGTAATGCTGCTGATAACCGGGATGTTTTTCGCGCCATTCTCTATTTGCCATTTATATCTCATCAACTGTCAGGTCTGTGAAACTCTTATAAGGCATTGGTTCGTTTGTTTCTCTTTCAGCTTTACTTAACGTAGGTTTTTTGTAAAGGTCTAACGGGTCAAATCCTGTGTTTCTTTTTCCTTTGCGTGATACACCACCCACACGCACAAGGTCGTAGACTCCGGCAAGATTCTTAGAGAAACCGTACCGTAGACCGTCAGGGCTATGGCTGCAGTCATGAGCAGGTTTAGAAGAGCCATTCTTATCATAACAATACCCTTCCATTTCACGTATCAAATTCTCACAGCAATCGAATATTTTGATCCGATTTTCTTTGAGCAGTTTCGTGATTCGTTGAATTCCCACATCCACAGAGTTATCTGCCGGCTCCATTCGGAGCTTACAGACGGTCCTGACTTCGTTCATGACGGCCACTGCCGCCGGGTCATAAATCGTGTAGGTGAACTTTTCGTCTTTGAGGAATCCGCCTATCTTTTCAGCCAATTGGCGATTTTTGTAAAATTCCTTGTAGACATAAAACTCTTTGCCTTCTGGATCAAAAGTGATTGCCAGAATCGCTGTCGGGTCCGACCAACCATAGTCGAGTCCAGACCATCGTGGCCAGTGTGCAGGAATTTCAAAAGGCTCAATAATGTGATCTATCCGGTTAAATTCTGGATAAATCAGACCTTCAATCTTAACAAATCGACCTTCAAAATCACGCTGAAATACGCTTTCATTCATCGTGGCCTTCGCCCGATCATACACTGAGCGGTCGATATACGGATTGTCGGCCATCGAGAAGTTCACATAGAGAAGCCAAGGTAGTTGATTTCTCAACTGGATTAAGCGTAAATTCATCCATGATGACGGGCTGCCGTATGGAGTCGTCGTCATCAAGAGCCGGCCTTTGGGCTCACCAGCTTTCTGAACCAAGCGTTGACAAACCTTGTCATACGTGGTTTCATTACAGAGCGCAGCTTCATCCATCCAACATCTTCGGGCAGTCAAACCTTCGACTGCATCCGGCTTGTCTGCAGAACGAATCCAAACAACACCGCCATTATTCAACTGGATTATGCTATCTTGTTTCTTGTAGGTACCCAGACCCTTTGGCCAGTAGGTGAACAGGGTACGTAGTGTAGACTGATTCAAAACCCGGTACGTCGGGCCTAGAACCAAATAGTCAGCTTTGACGCCATTTTTAATATCGTTTGCAATTTCGCGGATCAACCAAATGGCGCCTACCGTGGTCTTACCACCTCGGTGGCCGGCAACAACTAGAATCTGTTCGTGCAGGGAATCCAACACCTGCTGCTGATGTCTATGTGGCGTGAAGACGATTTGCTTCTGGTTTTCGTTATCGGCCATTGTGTTTCCCTACGTATTCAATAGCTGATTTTAAAATTTTTGGATTTTCTTTGAACTGGCCTAATCCATGGTTGCAGTTCTCGCAAAGCAGCCCTCTCACTTTTCCAGTGAGATGGTTATGATCGACATGACACGATCTGCTTTGTTCAACAATCTCAATACCACAAATCGCACATAATCCATGCTGATTTTGAAAAATCTGATGAACCTCTTCGGGGGTTGTATTATACCGTAACCGAAGAATCCGCGTGTAGACCGCCAATTTCAAACGATCTTTATGTTTTTGGTAGTATCGTTGATAACAGGCTTTCGCTTTTGCTTTATCTGCGTAAGCCATCTTAGTTGGGCTCCTGTCCTCCGTTTAAGAGGTCCTTTGGGGGCCGCAAAGTCATGGCGGCTAAATTGTGCATGTTCTTGTCGAGCATGACGGTATTGTGATCGACCCTATCCAACTGCATCTTTATGCCTTTGCACAGTTCGATAATGGCTTCTTCAAGACCTACGATTCGCATCTCTAATTCGTAGACTTTGACATCCAAGCTAGTGAGGGCCGGAGGCCCCGCCGGTTTCTTACCGAATCCGAACATTAGCAGGTAACCACTCCCGGTAAACCACCTGTCGTGGTGCCACACCAGACGGGTCCGTAATTAGGCCAGAAAGTAGGTTGATTCTTTCTTCCACATGCAGGGCAATATCCACATGAGGGACATGGCGCCGTTCCGACTGAGGGGAAAAAGCCAGCGTCTATCATTCCGGCTTTATCTTCAGCTTGAGGGAAATCAATGCTTAAATTTTGGTTGATTTGACTATCGTTGATATTGTCCATGATCTTGCTCTCCTAATGTTGAGGTATATTCGCATTTCACTGCGAGAAATCAACCTATTTATAAAAGGTCAATTTGGTGATTTTTAGCTATAGGCTTGTTCACGTACAGTACAAGCACCTTATACGAAGGGGCTCCCTACCCTCCATCTGTACATTCTCCGTCGAGAACCTGTTAAGTTAACTTGATTTACTCTCTGAGATT